AGGGCTCTTAGCAAAGAATTTTGATCAGTTAAATCTCCTACTAAAAAAGTAAGTTTATCTTCCAAATGAAGAGTGTTAACTCTATTCTTAGATGAACTTCTTCTTTCTAATCCAAACACTTCATAATCCTTAGAAAGAAGAAAATCGGCTAAATGACTCCCATCCATCCCATTTACACCCGTAATTAAAGCTCTTTTTTTAGTCATTGTAAATATCCTTTATTTTTCTCTTTGTAGTTGGGTTCTGTTCATCCAAGCATAACCAATTGGGAAGTTCTGCGTCTGGTACTCTCTCAACCGTTAAGCCATCCTCATTAAGTAGCCTATCAAGTGCCCAGCCTTCCTGTCCTCTAGATTTGTAATTTTTATACTTACTAATAATCTGCTCATCGTCAGCAAAACCTTTATGAATTAAGTTAAACGGTAATCTCGCCCCGTTCCTAATTCCTTCAGGATGTTGGCTCTTGTGTAGCCCTTGTTCTTGAGAAAAGCTAAGATGTCCCGTATTCTTCCAGAAAGCCAGTCTGCCAGCCTTCATAAAGTGATCATATTCATCATCAACTCTGTGCCACACATCGCTTCTCCAAAGATTGTAATGACCTAACCACCCTCCTTCAATTCTATTCATATCTAACTGAAAAAGAAGATCTTCTAATACTAAGCGATTTAAAAGCCTAGCATCTAATAAAGTATCACCGTCCATCCAAAAGATCCACTCTGTATCTGGCTGCTCTATCAATACCTTCTCTAGCAGTTCTTGCTTACAAATTAACTCTTCTTCAAATCGGTTGGTATCAGATTCAATAACATGAACATTATCAAACTTTTTATAAAGCTCTCTACTCCCGTCTGTAGAGGCTTGATCAAAAATATATATCTCATCACAAACTTCCATGCACTTAAACCAATTTTCTAAATTACCTAACTCAAGTTCATTATGTAATTGAGAAAATCCAACGATTTTAGGTTTGTAGCGTTTCTTAGCTTCTGATAAGTATAACTCCTTATTTTTATGAAATAACTCAGGAGACAATTTAAACTTATTCTCAAAGGCATCTTCATTATAATGATTTTGGTGAAGAATAAAAGGATTATCACAGATCTCAACTTTTAACCCTTTATGCCTAATCCTCATTAGCAATTCATCATCATCATACCCGATACCTTGAGCATAAGCCTCATCAAAACCACCCAGTTCCTCTAAATTCTTTTTAGTGATACAAGACGCAAAGTGCAGGGGTCTAGGGTTAATTACAGAATGATTATACCACCCATCTTGCTGACCTCCATTAGAAACCTTATTTAAGAGGTTAATTTGCTTACCTTTCTCTCCTAAAGTCTCTGTATCTTCTTTAGACAAAGCATACGCAGCAAAAACTAGATAGTTTTCATCTGTAGTATTTTCTAAAGCACTAGAAAGGAGATCCCCTACATGAAAACATTCTGGGTTTTGAATTAGAATTAAATCCCCTTTTGCTTTAGCAAATCCTAGATTAAAAGGGACACAGGGATTAATATAGGATTTGTTTTCTTTTTCTTGTCTAATAATATAAATTGGAAAAGAATAATTATCTTGAATATCCTCCAATCTTTGATCTTCCCGACTTGCATCGTCTACAACTATAAATTCTATATCTTTAGTTCTCTCAGACTGTTCTATTGAATCCAAAGTTTTTAAGAATAAATCTTTTCTATTGTAGTACGCAGTTACAATACTTAATTTAAGATTTTTTTCCATCTCTCTAATATCTCCTCTTTTTCCAAAATCTCTTGCCCATTACTGGTCCCATTGAAGGGTATCCCAGAGAGCCTACACTCAGCCTCTACGAGCCCGTAGGTCTCACTAAGGGATGAGTGGTACACTTGGCTTACTTGCCCGTACAGAGCCGCAGGATCGTCCTCATGACCCATCATAACAGCCTTGCCTGATTTCACTAGTTTAGCCACAGACTCATTATAATAGGGAGTGTCATTAAGCTCTCCAAAAAGAAGAACTTTATCATACCCCTCCTTTAATGCTCTTTTGATAGACTTGTGCGTTTGCTTATTTCTATCAATGCTGCCTACCACCCCAGCAACCTTATTTTCGGGATCTTGCCACTCCACCTTATTGACTGTAGGTGGAATAATTACAGAAGGGTGATTAACCCCATGCCACTTCTTTTGGGCATTACTTACGAATACGATTAAATCGTACTGCGCCAAAGGCACCTGTTTCAGAGGAAAAATATCTTTCTCATGACAATACAGGATATGCTTCTTAACTTTAATTTTAGCAGGGATCTGAATGAAATGACTGATCAAAATATCGTCAGGACCAAGAGAACACTTATCTAATGAATCTGATTTACACTTGTCTAAGTGCCAGTTGTGGGGTCCATAGAATGTACAATCAAACCCATTCTCATTTAGGAGATTAGTTAGGTTTATGTGAGCCACAGTCCCGCCTCCAGGACGAGTCCACGCACTAACTAGTTTAATCTTGGACTTTGACACTCATCAACTCCTCGTACAAATTAAGCCTTTGGATAGCAACTTTATTCATATCAAAATTGGCTTCCGTAAGCTCATGAAGATTCTCACCCATACGAGCAACCAACCCAGGGTTCTTAGCGCATTGTGTAAGAATCCTTACCCACTCAGTAATAGGCTTTTCGGGATCAATCAGGAACCCAGTCTCACCATCTACAATCCACTCATCGTAACAACCCACATTAGATGCCACTAGCGGGATTTTATATCTTCCACACTCTGCTACTTTAATCTCTGATTTAGAATCATTAAAATCATTCATTTCTAGAGGAGCAAGAGCAACATCCATCATCGTGAACATTTGTCCATAACGATCAGGTTGCTGGGCATAGTGAATATCCCAATTCTTGCCTCCCTTAAATCCTCGTAGAATAATCTCTCTATACCTCTTCCAAACATCATACTGCCAATCTCCAGCAGGAGTTTGCGGGGGTGGATGACCGAAGAAGTCCCAACGAATATTCTCTCTACCTGTCCTACCGTTAACCATATGAGGAACACCAGAGAAGTATTTCAAATCCTGTTCATGATGAATCCCACCTACCCAACCAAAGCGTGTGTACTTCTTCTTAGGCTTAGGCACCTTCGGCATATTCCAACAAGGTAGATTGTAGTCGATGCTATTTTTTATAATCGCAAGAGCGTTGCCCTTTCCCATGTAAGGTGTAACTCTCTCAGCGAATTTTCTTTGTGTTACTGTAACAAGGTCAGAGTGACTATAGATAAACTTTGTAATGTCCTCCAACCCTTTCTCTTTGTACACATTATAGAGCCTGTGTCCTTTGTAAATATCAGTCAGCAAATCATCCGTATCGTAGTGAACAAACTTCCCGAATTCCTTAGCCTTTCCAACAATTCTTGCCGTGTAGTTTCCCCCGAAGTTAGACAGGTTCTGGGTGAACACAATGTCTGCCCACTTCATATCTTCAAACTTCCAGTCCTGTTGCCACTTACCATTCTTCTCGTCAATACCAAGGGGATTCTTGTTCCACCTGATCTCAACACGATCACCATAAAGCTCCTCTAACTTCTTCATCGGAGAGATGATTCTATAGTATGCACACCCGCCTAACTAACCCTCGTTGGCTGGAACACAAAGTATTCTCAACTTATTGTTCCTTGCCAACGAGGATGATTTTTCCTGTTTTGTCATAATTTTCTAGTATTAAAATATTGTAGTAAAGAAGGTTTCCACTCTTCAATTAAATAGGAAGACACCCAGGATAGATGCCTTCCTATTATAGTCTATTATTTAAATTACTAGGCTTCCTCTTCCCACTCGTCTTCTTCGGAGAAAGCAGCTTTGCTTCCATCAGACGAGTGTGAGGCTCCAATCGCAGAAGCAAGGCTTCCGATAGCACCACCAAAGTCCATGTTCTTATCCGTAGGGACTAAAGCCTTAGCGGCATTAACATAGTGCTTTCGCTTGCGCTGACTGAACAGGGTTAGTACACCTTCCCAAGCAGCAAGGCCAGGGATAAATGCTTTACCCAAACTGAGCGCGGTGCTGACGAGTCCATCAAAACCTCCTTCATCCAGTTCCCCACCAGCGGGGATATAAGTAGCACCTTCCTTGAGTGCGTCCTTAGAGGTCATCACAAGAGAAGTACCTTCGGGAATCTGTGCTTTAATAGCATCAGGTAGTTGATCAAAGGGGATAACAGCAGCCTCTCCCCCCTCTTCAACCTGATCAGCAGTCGTGAATACAGTACCCTCTCCGAAGAAACCTTCAAGAGCAGCGCAGGAACCCAAACCAGCGACAAGTATTGTAGAAAATAAAAGGGTTAGAAAAATATTTTTCATAGTTAATTAACTTTTCAATTTAGAGAGGTAATCATTGTCGGAGACATTAGTAGCCTCCTGGGGAGATGTACCTTGGACTGCCACACCAGTTAGCATAGCAGCAGCTTGTTTAACATCTTCATATTCTTCAAGCTTAACAAGCTCATGAATATTGTGAAGAGTGTCCATAGTAGACGCGATCTCAGCCTTAGTTCCGAGAGGGGAAGTTTTAGGTCTGGGTTGGGACTGGTCGTACTTCGGCCATTGTCCCTCCATCTCTTTCACGATCTTAAAATCGTGACCAGACTCGGGATCGGTAATATCACCGAAGTCCTCATCAAGCATCGCACCAATGATCTTCTTGAAAAGAATCACACCGATGGAAAGAATTTTAACTTCCCCACCCTCACGGTCGAGAATGTTCATATAATAACGAGCGCGAGGCTTAATCTTACGAGCAAGATCCTCGTCTTCCTGGCGACCTGTTTTCCACAGAGCGTAGTAGAGATCACACATGGGGCAAGATTCCCCATGAATCTTACGACAATGAATGTTCTTTATATTTCCATCGGGTCCAGAGATTCGATGGATTTTAGTTTCCGCATAAAACTCCTTATCGTCATCCTTCCAAGGAAGAATCCGAACAGCATTACTGCCCTCAGGAATTTGGTAGAACTTCTTGAGGAAGTCTGAGTTGTTACCCGCTTGCGGGTTGTTAAGTTGTTCGTGCTTGGCACGAAGCGCATTGAGATCAATAGCCATAATTAGTTACTCCTTAGTTAGTATAGTATGATAGTAGTATCACTTGTAAAGTTTAGTCTCTTCTCGTTTATTTGCAGACACTTGCTGCAACATATCTTTTTTCTGCTCAAGGGCTCGGACGAGTCCTTTCAACATCTCGTATTTGAAAACAGCATCGTCTGCATGATTCTGCAAGGCAGAGTGCGTGTCATCGCTGAGAACAATATCATCAAGGTCTTTAGCTGTCAACTTACTAGCTGATTCTGCCCTTGTAGTTTTTCTAAGATTAGAGGCATAATGAGTAATGTTAAGGTTACACTCATTCATTTTCCTTTTAGCCATACTCATCAGACCGTGGTAGTAAGAATAAACAGATGCTTGTCGGAACATCTCATCTTCTACTGCATGGTCGCTAAAGCCAACCAAAGCATCACTTATATCTTTGTAGTTCTCCCAAGTAAAATCATCGAGAGTTTCAATTAGTTCACGCATATTAGTACCCTGTTATTGGAGGTGTAGGTTTGTTTGTCTTACTATTAGAGACTGCTGACCCATATCCTTTCAATGTATTTGTTAAAAAATTTGAATCTTTAAGTTGGTCTGAGTTGTTGGGTATCTCGGGGGGGTTTAAATTAGGGGCAGGAAAGAGCATCTTGTATTCTGCGGCGGTGACTAGGGTGTATGAACCATCCTGATTTACAGCTACATAATCCCCAGGGGAACCTTTCCTAGCCAATATTTTTGGATTGGAAGTCCCTGCTCTAACCAAACCAAAAGACTCGCTCATCAGGTAAAACTGTTGTTGGTTGTAAGTTTTTGTCAGAGTTGTGGGAACTGCGAACCCCCATACTCCATTCCTATAGACAGACAAAGAATAGAGTGGTCTGTCCTGTCTAAGTAAAATATCATTCAGAGTCATGTCTTTCATAAAAAATCTCCTATCTTATTTAGGGATGTCAAAAATAAAAGCAAAGAGTTCTTTATTTAGTGTTGCTAATTGTTGAATCATGTTTGAAGTAATGGTGGTGAGGAACTCATTCCCAATCTGAGGCATTTCATCATCATCCCCCAAACCATAAAGCTCATACCCAATATGGCAAATTTCATGTAGAAGAGTTCCTTTATAATCTTCTATACATTGGTTAGGATCAATAGTAAGGAGAGATTTAGGGAAATCTACGCACCCATACAGGTTGTCTTTTGTGAGGGGTTTTTGTAAGATGATAAAAACCTTAATGCCTGTATATACTACAAGAGGATGTACGGGATAGTCTTTTTTAGATACTAAAGCCATTAGGATGCCTCCCCTGAGAAAACCTCAGGCCCCTCTGACATTCGAAGAACGCTGTAATCTACATCCATAGGAACGATGAATCTAGGTCTACCATTACGAGATTTAATAACATAAGCTCTCATCTTACCCTCATCAAACTCCTCCTCGGATTGGTTCAAAGACATAGCGAAATCACAAGTCCTGATCTTACCATAAGAATCCCCAAGCTCTGCGTCTGTAATAACCTTAACCATTCTGCCCTGCCTATTGGTTTGAGTAGCAGTCCAGACGAGGAAGTTGTACTCCATAGCAACCCCTCTAAGCTCCTCTGCTGTCTTCTGTTGAGCATGATACTCCTGCTGGATCTCTCTAGTAGGACGAAGCAGTTCTAGATAGTCCACGATCAGTAGGTCAGGCTCAAACTCATCATAGTTCTTTAACTGAACTAATAGGTTACGAATAGTGTTTATAGAAGCTTGTCCTGTGGGAAACTCCTTAATAACTAGCTGGCTTCCAGCGAATTCCTTTTGGAACATTTCTAACCGCTCCTTCACGGTGAGTTGGTTGGCTGGGTCCTTCAGCTTAAACTGAGGAACCAAGGTCATAATAGAATCGAACCTTTGAGCAATCTTATCCTCACTCATTTCTAGAGAGATGTACAAGACCTTCCTACCTTCAATCATTGAGTGGACTCCCTGATTAACAAGATACAGAGACTTACCCACCCCAGGAGGGGCAACAACCATAGCCATCTCTTTGGCACCCAAACCACCTTCTAGGGATTTGTTAATTGAGGGTAGGACTGTCTTATACTTAACTTCATTCTTTTTATTAAAGATACGGTCCCAACGACCTACAAGATCAGTAAAATAATCCTGTCCCGTATCTACATCTCGATTAATGAGGAGTGCCTTCCTAACCAAAGCTTCAACCTCATCAATCCTATTCTCCTTAATGAGCGAAATACTATCAGCAATCGCTGCTTTCATCGCTTCCTTTTTTGCAAACCCCTCTACTAAGTCTAGCATATACTCAGTATTGCCTACAGTAGAGGTGTCTACATTATTAATGTAAGAAAGCTCATCCTCATAGTCGGATGCGTTCTCCCTAGCACCCAGCGTGGGCTTAATGTCCTGGATGATAAAATCATCAGTCGGGAGCTTCCCGTACTTCTCATAATGCTCCTTGACCTTACTAAAGATCTTAGAGTGAGAGGGGAACTCAAAGTAATCAGGCTGAACCAGATTAATAATTTGTAGATAGAAATCTTTATTAGACTTCAAGAGGTAAAGGATACCCCTTTGAATGTTCTCGCTAAAATCGTAAGCCATGCTAAGTTGGTTTGTTTTTGTTGGGTTTTGCTATATCTAGTTTAGTGCTACCAATGTCTTTATAGCCCATCTTGTTCGCTCTATCATAGGCTTCTTCGGTCAGTTTTTTAGACCTTTCTATCTTATTTCTAGTCTCTCGCTCTCCCACTTTTTTAAGCCCTCTTGAGTCAGCGAATTTATCCCAGTCAACATTAGCAGACAAATAACGGAAAGATTCATCGTCTGTAGCTTCCTTGGTTTTCTTAATACTCTGGTGAAGCCACTTGTTTCCTGAGTCTTTATCGTAACCCTCCTTAAAATGCTTATGATACCTGCGTCTTACCGTATGGAAATCTTGGACCCCTGGGTTATTCTGGTTTCCTGTCCCATCATCCTTAAAGGAAATTGCAACTTCTTGTTGCCAGTATCTATTTGATAGCTTTTCACATTTAGGGCAACGGGTTCTATCAGGAGCCTTTCCGAAACGGCACTCCCTATCCCACCAAATGTTACACTCTCTACAAATCCATTCGTATGTTGCCATTCTTATTCCTCCCAGTTTGGGTCATCCTCAGTCGGCAAGTTCTCAAACTCCTCAGGCTCCACAATCTCCTCCTGCGAGGGAACAAGCCTCCCCTGTTTGCAACTTAACCTCATAGTCTTCTGTCTCTTGAGATCCCATATGCTTTTCTATATTTTCCATAGATAAAGGGATAATTCTAAGAGGCTCATCTTCTTTAGACCCTGCACGGTAAACAGTAAGCCCCTTAAGATAGGGAGCGTAGTCTAATGCGGCTTGAGAAAACTCTTCAGGCGTTGAAGTACTCGGTAAATTAATTGTTTTTGATATACAGGAGTCGATAAATTTCTGTACCGTAGCCTGTACTTTGATGTGGTCCTCTGGAGGTACATCATACGCTCCAACGAAGGCTGTGAGGGATTTTTCCTGGTCATAGTATTCTTGAAATAACGGGTCAACAACTAATTTCTCTTTCCAAATATTGTTATGCCTATAACGGCGGTTATACATAGCAGAAAAGATAGGCTCGATACCTGAACTAACCCCGTGGAGCATTGAGATAGTGCCGCAAGGAGGAATAGTGAGCATAACAGCATTTCGAATCCCGTGTCGTTTGATAAGCATTCTAATACGAGCAGGGAGAGTTTTTGCGAAATCTTCTTCAAGATATTTTTTATAATCAAACTCTGGGAAGGGAGCCTTGTCCCTTGACAGGTATATAGACATCTTATAGGCTTCATCTCTGATAGTACTGAATAATCTTTCTAAAAATTCTAGGCAGGACTCGCTACCGTACCGTAAGCCTAGTTTAATTAACATATAATGTAGTCCAGTTACCCCCAACCCAATCCTGCGGGAACGCTCTCCTACCTTCTTACACTCTTCTGTTGGAAAAGTATTTATTGTTAAGACATTATCTAGAAACCTAACACCATTTCTGACAGTCTTTGCCAAGCGTTTCCAATCCAAATCACGGCCATCATCAAGTACCATATTAGAAAGATTGATATTGCCCAGACAACAATTTCCATAAGACGGTAAGGAAATTTCACCACACGGATTCGTTGAATCCAATTTTTCAAAGTACGAAACATTAGTATACTTATTGGCTAAATCAATATTATATATGCCTGGATCACCAGACTCTACAGAATTCTTCCAGATCATATCCCACAATTCTCGGGCTTTAATATCCCTTTGACCCACCACCTCCAAAGTATCGGCCCACTCAACCTTATAAAAATTTTCAGCACGGGCTAAAGCATCCTCTTCATCAAATCCTAATACTCGGATTCCCTCCACTCTATCTGGTCCCCTCCTTACAATATCAAAGGAGTGATACTCCTTATTGTTGAAAGTAAAATACCAATCCTCTCCAAATTCAACAGCCTCAAGGAAACGGTTAGTAATAGCTACAGAAATATTAAAATTATTAAGCTCACCCTTGTCTAACTTAACACTCAGGAATTCCATGAGGTCTGGGTGGTTGATATTCAGAATGCCCATAAGAGCGGTGCGCCTATTCTTTCCCGCTCGTACATGATTACCCACTTCATTGATCATTTGAAGAACCGACACAGCCCCAGGAGCAGAGGTCTTTACGCTACCAATATCATCTCCCTTAGGACGAATCTTAGATACATTAAAACCTACTCCCCCTCCAGCGCAAGAAATCTTATACATATCCTGTACAGTTTTTCCAATTGAATCCACATTATCCTCAGGGACAATAACATAACAATTGAGAAGATTATGATGACCCCGACTCCTACCAGCACCAAATATAATCCTCCCACCAGGAATAAGATCACCAGATCCAATGGATTCGTAAAATAGTTTCTCAATTTTTTCCTTGTCCTCGTCACTCTCAGCGGAAGCCACAGTTTTGGCAATTACTTTAGCTCTCTCTGACCATTTTGTTTCTCCTGGGTAAGCGTACCTGCTTTCAAAAATTTCTTGTCCTATGCCTTTTAGAGTTGTATTAACCATTTTATTTTCCTGTTAGTCTAGAAATACCGTTGGTCTTTATTATAGTGAGGGTCCTTGCATTATCCATTAGGGATTTGAGATAATTATTGTGCGTAATTACGAACAAACTCTTCTCTTTCTTTAATTCAGACAGTAGTATGTAGAGTCCTTCCAGCCCTTCTTGATCAAGATTTTCAGCAACTTCATCGAAAAACATGAGGTTTGTTTTTTGATTGTGAGAAATCTTCAAAAGCTCCTGCAACCCCAGCATGACAGACAAACTAATCTTCTTTTTCTCCCCTCCAGACAGAGAGATATACTGGATCCCTTTCTTGTTATGGGTGACAGTTTCCTTCAAGCTCTCGTCAAACTCTATAAAAAACTTGCCTTGTGATAGGTGGGATAGATAGAAGTTTACCTTAGCGTTAAAGTAATCTAACACATTCTTGATAATGTATTTAACTATACCTGATTCAGAGAATGCCTTCTCCCAGAATCGCATGATCTCATACTTACTGTTGTACTCCTGCTTAACATCGTGAGATTCTTGAATCTTAGCAAGGGTGTCAGTCTTAATATCCTCAAAGGTTTCAGCCTCCTTCTTGAGTTGGTTGTACTCAATGATTTGGTGGTACTCAGTAGAGCTAATGGGTACATCCTTTATTTCTTCTCTGTACTTTACTTTATCTGCTTCATGTTCAATAACATACCCCCTACACTCTTCTATTTCAAGCGCAAGTCTTTTGGGATGAAACGGAGCATCGACAGGTTGACCACACACATCACAGTAATCACGCTTCTCGGGCTCATGTAACTTAGAAGTTAGGTGTGAGATCCTATCTTCTAACGCACCAATCTCCTTATTAGAAGCTGCTATCTTCCAATCAATAGAGGTGTTATCATTCTCTAGCTTTATAACCTCAGGAAGAGATAGGGATAAGGTAGACTCATCATATACCCCCTCTACTTCTTTTCGTAAATTATTTAGGACTTTTAATTTACTATCGTAGGACTTTATGCTCTTTTCATGCTCCTGAATAATAGCGTCCTGCTTTCTGACCGTCTGGGAGAATTGGGATTTCAAATGCTTAACAGATTCCCTAAGTGAAAACAGATCATCCAAGTTCAGGAAATTCTTAATGATAGTTCTCTTGTCCTCTGGGGTAGCGTTGATGAACTCAATATTATTTTGCTGCCCGAACACGGTAGACGCTAAGAATACTTTATAGTTTGTTTGGAGAAGCTCATCAATAAATGCTTGAGTATTCAATGCATTGTCTCTAGTGATCTCCTTGTCTCCCTTATGCAAGCGTAAGAATACAGGCTTCTTGCCCCTCTCAATTACAATATCATCATTGACCGTAATTTTAACAGAGCAATCCTTCTTCACCTTGTTATTAATTAAAGCTTCTTCAGTAGACTTGCGAATAGTCTTACCAAAGAGACCCCATACTACAGCTTCAACTAAAACACTCTTGCCTGATCCGTTGCTGCCTTTTGTATCCTTATTCTTCCCCTCAATTAAAACAATGCCTTTATACTTATCAAAGTTTAATGTAACATTTTTTATAGAGTAAAAGTTATTAATTTCTATCTTGTTGATTTTCATGAATCAGTTTCAATCCAGAAAGGAGATCTTCTTTATTAATCTTTGTTTTACTTGAGTTAATATAGTAATCAATTAACTCATCATTGAGGGCAGTTGTAAACTCTCTGCCATCAGTTTCAAACTCTTCTTTGTCATCCAATAAGGGTTTATACTTAACCTCAATAGATCCAACCTCTAGTTTATCACACAGGTCTGCTATGCGGTCTTGATCTTCATCAATTGTATTGATATTAATTCTTAGTAAAGTAAAGTATGTGCCATTACCCTCATCATTAATCCAATCCAGATTATCCTCTACATTGTCATAGTCTATAACTAAGTGTCTCGGTCCCCACCTGGAGGGTAACTTATCCAGCCTGTTTTCGTCCAGTACCCCGTAGAAGCAGTCCTTTCCAGCTTCTCCAAAGTTTGTAGAGTAGGGGGTTCCGAGGACGGAGACTGATCCATTCCTACCTTCTTTGTGAATGTGCCCAAGAATTGTAGGGTTTTTAAAATCGGATATAGACAAGCTAAAATCAGCATCCCCAGCAGAGTTAAGCACCCCATAATAACCAAAGTGACCGAACACAGTATAACCCTCAGGGGCAGAAGTAAGTTCCTTTTTAATTTTTTGTTCATCTTCATAGTGTGGGATAAACACCCACTTATTTAGGTTATCAATGTAAGTATGGGTTATTACTTTTATCATGTCACTCTCTAAGAGAGTTAAAGCAGTAACTCCATCATCGGACTTGTTTACACTATCATGGTTCCCTCGTAGGATAAAAACCTGTTTTGTCCTGCTCACCTCATCCATCACTTCCTTCAAGGCTAGTAGTACTGCGGGTCTTGGGTTCCTGTGCATCATAAGGTCGCCCAAAAATATAACCTTAGAACAATTGTTATTATCTCTACAAATTTGGAGTACGGCTTTCTTCTGAGCAGCAAGCAACCCTACAGGCTTGTCCTCGAAATGCAAGTCTCCAATTACAAGAGTTTTCATACTTCTTACCATTTATCTATCGGACACCTTTCAGTCTCCATCTTAGTTTTATATTTTAATACGCACCCACAAAGAGAACATTTTCCTGAGGAGAAATGCTCACAGAGTTTACAAATTTGCATACGATCTTCAGCCGAGTAAGATACACGGCAACCACCAACGGCCCAGCAGTAAACAGCCTTTATTAATCTAAATAATCTCCTCATGATAACATAATGCATCCCAACTAATAGGAAACAATTCAGACATAATTTTTCCAATAGCCCTGGCGTACTCCTGTGTCTCCCATTGAGTATGCTCTTCTGTCCTAAGTTTATATAGGTGATGCCACCCGAGGAGGGTGCCTGTAGTAACCGTTGTGGTAAACATAGCTTGAGGAAGAACCATTCTAGCTTGTTCTGGGCAGACACCTAGCTCAAGCATTGTATTATAGGTAGCTGCTGCCTTACAATAAAGAGCATCTACCTTATCATCTACAAGAATAGCGTCATCATTTGATAAACCCCCTTCTATACTCCCCTGCTTTATGTTGAGGGGTCTCTCCCGCCACTCGTTAGCCATAGGGTAATAAAAATCTGGGTCAGAATCAATGTACCGTCTTGATACTTCACTCCAAGAGAACCCTACTTGGTGCTTACCTAACTGACGCAGTACAAAAAGAGGAGCATGGATGCGTAAAGTACATACAGGGTGGCGAAACGGGAGAAAGTGTCCATGTTCTGCCAAGTAGTTGATAAGTTTCCCATCTTTATCAGGATCATAGCTCTCATGTTCTTTATCAAAGGAACACCTCGCTGCATTTACTACTAGTAAATCTCCGTCTTCTGTGTGGCTCATCAATTCAACTGAACCTTTATATAATATATGTTTTACTTCCATAATACAGGGACTCCATTTTCAAACTGAACTTCTTTACCATCACCAAAAGACTTGCCAACCTCTGCGTCAATCGCAAGAGGCACATCAAAATGGATATTAAAAATCTCCTTGATCTTAGGGTAATTAACCATTTCATCGTAGAGGATAGTGAGTGTATCTTTCACCTCTTCTTGAGGACAAACAATCTCAATCGAGTCATGCACCGTAGCTACTGGCTTGGCTTGGAGTCCTGCCTCCTTGAAGCGTTCCGAAGCTCCTAGGAGAGAGGTCAGGAGTATGTCAGAGGCTGCACTCTGGATAGTAAAGTTTAGCCCCTGTCTTAGTGCCCTGTTAACGACCGAACGATCCCTGCTACCCACATCAGGTAGGTTACGCTTGCGCCCAAAAATAGTATAAGCATACCCATTATTTTTAATGAAGTTATTAACAAATTCCATGTAGGAAAAGATTCCAGGATAAACATTTTCATAGTCTCTAATAATTTTCTCTGCTCGGCGCATAGGGATGCCCACAGTCTCACTCAGATTAAAAGCTCCTCCACCATAGACGATTAGGAACGAAACCGTCTTAGCAATCTGGCGTTCCTGCTTACTAATTTTTTCTTTATTGAACAGCAACCTTGCGGTGTAGGTATGGAGATCTGCCCCTTGGTTGAATGCCAGTTGCATATTACCTTCCTTCGCAATATGAGATAGCACCCTCAGTTCCATGGCTGCGTAATCCGCAGCAATAAATGCCCAGTCCCCAGGGGCTCTGAAAAGGCTCCTAATGTTGTTCTTAGTTTCACGGGGTAAAGTATGGAAAGATACTCCCATCGCTTTCTGAGCGTTGTACGCAGCGCATGAGAGCCTTCCTGTGGAAGTACCGTCAAAGCGGAAGTCCACGAAGACTTTATTCTTCTCATTATACGCAATAGCATTCTTAGTTCCCTCAATGTAAGTCTTGGTGAGCTTCTCAGACTTACGGAGATCCAACAGACCTTTCAGGAATTTCTTAGCTTCTTGAAGTTCTTCTGTTGTCTTGGAAGCAACAACAGACTTGCTTATCTTTTTCCCTTCGTCTCTATGTTGCCACTTAGACACGCTTCTCTAGCTCCGCATCAATATGTTCAAGAAGTAGTTTAAGTGTGGGGGCAGACACAGATGGTTTACCTTTGGCTGTTTTGTCAGGGGGATATAATCCCATAGCATTTTCTCTGGTGTAAAGAATTTCAATAAGGTCGTTGTTAGAAGAGAGGTTGTCTGTTTTTGTTACCCCTTTACAGGTGTATAGGAAATCCTCCTCGTCCATGTTAGTAGTTCGTAACTGCTTCCCAACGGAATCAAGGGTATCCATGTCAACATCCAACCCATTATACTCCATCTCTGCGAAAGTTTCAAGAGAGGGCATAACAACACCCTCTAGGAGCTTCATTACGGGCTCGTCCCCTAGCCTCTCCATGATGAGATCGAACAGCTTGAGGGTGAAGTAGGTATCCATCGCGTTGCCCTCACAGCAATCGGATAGATCCATGTTAGCCCAATCGAATTTTTTAGGATTGTCTATGGTCAGCATAGCTATATAATAGAACCACTAGGGGTGATTTTTATGAACGAATACGAAAGAATAGGAGAATCTATCTGGGATACCTATAGAAGTATTGGTGCTGTTTTAACTGAAGCTAGACGCATGACTAGAAAAGAACTTAAAGATGTAGCTACTGAAGTTCATGGGACTACCGAAGAACCAAGTAAAATTGCTGCTGGTGCGGGGTATACTCCTAAGAGAACAAAAAAAGAAACTAGACGAGCGGAAAAGCGTGGAGCCACTCCACTATCCAAGGAAGATGTTGCTGGAATGTCCTCAGCAGACCTAGCACAAAATATTAAACCTGGAATTAGAGGCCAAGCTAAACTCGTAGGAAGAGCTATAAAACAATGGCCGAAGAGAGGATACCTACAAAATATTCCTAAGATGGTAAGGACAATGAAAAGAGATCCTGGTGAATTCCCAGCGGCAGTTTCCTTTTCAGCGGATCAAAGAACAGAAGGACAACCTGGGCACAAAACTAAGGCTAGACCTACTGCCGTTACGGGAAGAACTAGATTGGCTGTAGCGAGTACGACAGGTAAGGAAGCTCATGGTATAACTCTGCCATCAGAACGCTACGCAAGAAGCGCAGAAAGGCATAAAGACTGGGTTGATTCTGGGGGGAAGGCAAGAAGAGAAGCACAACTCGCAGCTAAAGGTAAAAAGTTAAGGGGACAAGACCCTAGAAATGAATCAGTTTTGAATACCTATAGAAGTATTGGTTATCTTATAGCTGAGATTGCTAGAGTGCCCAACCCCGAAGAACCTAAAGGGAACCCCAGAGTTTGGTCTGATGAGGAAAGAGAAGCGAGAAAGAAAAAGAGAGCGAAAAGGAAAAGTTTTGATGATGTTGTGAAACCCCCAAAACCCCCCGCAGCAAACCAACAGGTTCCTGGTATGTTTAATGTAGCTGGCGGTGTTAAGAAGTTTAAGGATTGGATTAAAAGAAAACTGTCTGGGAATAGCACCGAAGATGAACCTAAAGATCCTCCAACTCGTTAGCGAAGTAAAGTTTAGTAAGATCCATCAAACTCTTAGGCATATTCTCATCCAGTAAGTGATGCATGATCTTAGTGTCCCACACATTCTTAGTGTAAATCCCATAATTAATCAAGAACTTTAGGTCAAACTTAGCGTTGTGGAATACCTTCTTGTTCTTTGGGTTCTCTAAGATGCGGCGAAGAATAACCCAGACCTCTGCGTAGTGGGGTTCCCCCTTCCTAAACGGACTGTCCTTATGATCCAGGGGGATAACCCAGGTCTGATCCTTTGAAGTAAAGGAGATCGTCATAATACTATCCTTCAAGAAGTTCAGCCCTGTAGTCTCTGTGTCGATTGCTATTGTCTCATACGAATTTTTTAGCTTTAGACCTAATTCCTTAACCTCTTCGATCTTAGTGAGGACCTTGTAGGTAAAGTTCCCGTCAACTGTTTTGCCAAGTACATATTTTTCATACGCATTTTGAATGTCTGTTCTGAACAAGGCTGTGTGACGAGGCTCTTTAATACAGGAGTAAGGATGAAAAAGAGGCACAACGATGCAGCGATGCCCATTAGCAGTAGTGAATTCATAAGATTTCCCTCTCTTATTTGTGATGCCACTCTTCTTGATTAGCATCTTCATAGCTAGATTTCCACAAGGGAATACCAGCTTGGGTTTTACTTTGTCTATAGTCGCTTCTAGATGGTTGCGACACAGGCCCATATTTGTTGGAGTCATGTCTGCTTCTCTAACCGAAGGACACTTAACAGACGCAGCCATCTTATAGTTCTCCTTATAGCAATCATCAATTAAAGCTATCTCAACTTTTGAGAAAGGAGATATAGTTCCAAGTCTATAGTTAAGTGAATCAGAGAGAAACAAAACAGGAGCTTCTTCAAGATCCTCATAGTCCATGACTGAATGACAGGGTTTACTTTTCTCCAGAACGGAACACCCCTCACATAAAGGATTATCCCCATGGGTTTTGTGTCCTGCGTACAATTTATCAAGATCGAACATGGCTATAATAGGGTATGAAAAATCATTACATAGATAACAAGAGATTTGAAGAGATCATCCTATTATACCAGCAAGACCCAGAAACTTACGAGGATGATCTAGTTTCTTTATTTGATCTATTGATCACCAACATAATTGAATCTTTTAGATTCAAGGTAGATCCTGATGATGCGAAGCAAGAATGTTTCGCCTTAGTTCTCAAGACTGTTAAAAACTTTAAGCCTAGGAAGGGAACAGCGTTCAACTATTTTACAACCATCGTAATCAATAATCTAAAATTGATGTACACTAGGGACAAAAAATACAGGCAAAAAATCGACAACTATATCGAAAGAAAGAAGGATGATTTTATACAACCCTGAGATTTTTCATCACCATCGACAAATAATCCTCTGAATGTATACCCTTCTTAGCTAGGCGTACAAGGTGAGGTAGCTTCGTTGTGTTATATATAACAAAGCTGTGTGGCATACGGAAGCTGTCTACAATGTAGACGGGTTGGCCTCGATCAACATTTTTATACTTTTCTTTGAGCTTGTCTATCAAAGTATTAGAATGCTTGTCCCATAAAGAAACAAACAAGATGTTAATGGGAGTCCTATCTTTCTTGTAGGATCTAATGATCTTATTCAGATCATTCTCTTTTCTAAGGAAGTGTAATTTATACATTAGCCTTCGTATTTCTTAGGTTCTTTGGATTTAATAACATCCTCGTTAAGAGTCTTCTTAATAGAACCTCGGTCCATAAAATTTTCAGGAGTAGTTGTGGGTGCAGCCCCAGAAAGATCATGTTCAAGAACTGCCGTCTCGGCTAACTTAACTTCACCGTCATCATTCTCAATCACGGTGATCCCTGACGCAGCCAGTTCCTCTTTGTTCTCTGAGGCGTACTTCTGTACCATGTCTGATAGCTGCTTGTTAAGTGCTTCGATGCCTGTCACGAAGACAGTTTTGATAAAGTCTGCGTCAGTAATCTCCTGAGGCTTACACACATCAGCAAAATTCTTGAAGGCAATAGCCTCATCCTTCGAAAGTTTAATTTGTAGTTTCATACGATCCTTACTCCGCTCATCTATACGAATTCTCCATTGACTGACATCCAGCTTAATACTTGTTTGCTCGGGATCCATCTAACTATTATAGTGTAGGTGATAAATTATGGAAGACAATTATGATTTTTCTGCGTTAAAGAAAAAGAAAAGGGTAAACAGCAGGGCTAAGGGGTCCTCGTTTGAAAGGTCCGTAGCCAAGATACTTAATGATAGATTCAACACCACAGAATTTTCAAGAACTCCTGGATCGGGTGCCTTCGCTACCACACACGCGCTCCCAGACCACCTTAAAATTTATGGGGACTTGATCACACCACTAAACTTTAAGTATTGTATAGAGTGCAAGAAAGGATACAATAAAGAAAACTTATACAGTCTATATAATTATAGTTCAGACTTCTGGAAATTTGTAGATCAATGTGAAAAAGATTCGGAAAAATGCCACAAGATACCAATGGTAATATTTAAACAAGATAGACAGAAAACCCTGGCTATAGTCCCCTATAATATATTATATAAATCTAATAATTACATAGAGATACACAAAGAAGAAAAAACATACAGAGTATACCTCTTTGATGATCTCCTTAAAGAGCTTGATTACTTTTGGATTGATTGATCAAAGTCTCAAGTAATCTCATCTGTCCCACCATGTACTGATACATAGTATCATCTTTTAGGCCCTCTTCTGTATCATCTTTTAGGCCCTTTTCTGGTAGTCCTTCGAATATTGTTCCCATTCTTTTCATACTTTCTAGGTCAACATCACAAACTGTGCGTGTCTCTCTTTTTCTAGTATCAGGCTTTCCTGTTTTAGGGTTGGCTTCACTTCCGCTCCAAGTGCCTTCAAAACCAAGTTTACAGGAAATACCACCAACACTTATTTGAAGCTTGAGTAGGTCACTTCCCACAGGACTAATAATAACTGTGTCCTCTATTGTCTTCCCCTCTGCCCGTGCTGCTATATCAGCATTGTTAGCCTCTGTCATCTTATGAAATATTTCATTGTGTCGGAAAACGAGTGATTTGTTATCATCATGAGAGGTTATATCCGTAACTATATCTCTATAGTTTCCTCCCGTCATAATTGCGTTTCTAATAACCCAATCTCTTGCAGCTTGTTGTGTTTTGGGATCACTAGCATCAGCTAGAGCTTTTTGGACCTTCCTAAGTCTAGCTTGTCTACCAATTAACTCCGCTGCCCTACCTCTATCTGCTGCATTTTTAAAATTTACATCCTGTAAAAAAGTTTTACCCAGTTCAGTATCTACCGCTTGGTCATAGGATAACTTATCCTTTACAATTGTTTCCAACTCAGCACAGGCTTGATCAGGTTGAACAGATTTTATCTTGCCATCAACTGTATAGGTTTTACCGTCATTAATTGTGGATTCTAGACTAGCTACCTCAGCTTCTAACTCTTCTTCAAACTCCAAGAATGCATCCCAGCGTTCCTTTCCTGCACCCTGTGTAATATCACCAAACTGTAGTTCGTCTGCCCATTCAGTAAAGCCTTCCTGGAACTTTTTATCTTCAGCCGCTTTTGGGCCAAGCTCCCCACGAATAGATGCTCTCCTTCTTGCATTAGTATTGTATTCTCCAATTTTAGCATCTCCCAGCTTATCCATTTTATCTTTTTGACCAACACCTAGCTCCCAGCCATAATTAGGATCATCACTTTTTGTGATTGCTAGTGCTGGTTCCAGCCCCAGTAATTCTGCCGCTGCATCAGCCCTGGCTTTTCCATCAGGTGTGTTACTGTAGTACAAAACAGTATCACTCCTCCCTCCTGAGCCTCCTCCTTTACTCAAATCTCCAGCAGAATCAGCACCCATAGCTTTAGCAAAAGCCATGTGTCTGGCTATGGTCATCATGGTATATCTAACTAAGGGTTTCCCGCCATCTGTTGAAGCCATCTCAGCTTGTTCCATAAGGATTTGTTCTTCAGAATCAAGCTCAAAAGTTTTATATGCATCTTCTTCAGTAACCTTACCCTTTGCATACTCTATAAGTTTTTGTCCTTTTTCCCGTATGTAAGCAGCTATATCTTTCATAGCAGCATCCCTTTTAACTGGATCGGTTCCTGCCTCTGCAAGCTTTACAGCAGCAATCATACACTTCTCATCAACAGTTGCTCTAATTGTATTTAAATTCTGTCCTCCTTTAGATGCTGGTCCTGTTAAAGCCTTTTCTTTATAAGCTTCTTTACAAGTTTTTTTAAGAGCCTCTAAAGCGTCCCTTTGTAAAGCATTTTTGGTGTTAATTACCACCCCTGTTTCTTGGTTATCCCCAAATAAAAATAACTTACCATCGTAAGTACCAACTTTTTTACTAATTGTATCACAATCCCCTTCACCTGTTAGAAATTTCATAAAATCTCTATGATGCCGTGCTGCTGTAACTACTAATCCAGGATGAATATGTTCCTGCTCACCGTCTGGGCCTATGGCTTTTCCGTTAGCTAGTTTATAACCAAAGGCTGCTGCTGATTGACCCGTTAAATATCTTCCAGGAGACTCACAATACCTAGGCTTAGGTTTAGTTGTTATAGCAAGACAAAAATCCTTTAAATCATCGTAGGTGTCTTCTATAGCCTCTATGGCACCCTTAATATTATTATCATTATCTTTATCAATATTATATACAGCTTCCCCAGTTGCTTTATTTATCTGTTCTAAGAAAATTGTTTCTGGCCTTGCTAGTGCATCATATCGAGCAGCTTCTTCTTCCGCTTCTATTTGCTCTCTACTTAATTCTTCGGCACCCCCATCTTTAAACCAATTAACAAGCATTGTCCATGCTTCTGAGCTTACATCTGGATTTCCTCCTGCGTCTGCTATAGGTTTCGGCCACCCTGCACCTACAGGTCCTCCTACTAAATTAATTTTATTAGTTTTAACCCCTAAATAAGCGTAGGGCTCGCCCCCCTTTACTTGTTTAGATGGATCATGCTTCTGTACTGCCCCTGCTGCAATAACTTCTTGCGCTTTAGCTTCAGCGTCTTTCTGAGACGCAGCATCTACATCCTCCTGACTGGATTTTCCATTGTCAGGTTTGACTTTTTGGGGTTTCTCTGCTTCTGAGATATAAGTAAGTTTGAATGTACGCTTCTTAAGCTTTTCGTAACTCTCCATTAGGTCTGAGAAGTAATCCATATTATATAATAGCCAAGTTAATCAGGCTCAGTCTGCTTGCAGTAACAGACTGAGCCCTTAGATACCTAAACATCACCTCCTGATTAGGATGTTGGGTTAGCGTAGTCGTAAACATTCATGAAATCATACTTGAAGTTCACAGTCAGTTGGTGAAATGCGTTCGTAGAATAGTTAAACTCTGAAGCGGTCCAACTAGTGGGATAAACACCGTAAAGCTCCACAGTAGAGTGTGGGGTCATGGTGTTATCCAACATAACCACTTCAACTTTATCAGCTTTAAAGGTCTGACCAGCAGTACCTCCAGGCTGTGCGCTCTTTGTCATCTCACCAGTGAGAGGATCATAAGTGTGACGGAAGTAGCGATAAAGATCAGAAGCAGTTTCACGAAGGTATAGGTTATCAAAGTCCACAGTAAGCTCACCAGGGGTGGTCTTACCAGGATAATGGACCTTATCGTTAACGCGATCAACAACAATTGCCTCGTTCTTCATTTCCAAACCACCAACTTTCTTAGCAGCAAGAGTTAAATCAGGTTGATTCGTAATATCTTCAGGAAGCCCAAAGAAGTGAATCTCAAATTGATATGTCCTTACTGAATCTAGATCTGTAGAGATGGTAGGAAGACCCTGACCAGGGGTGAAATTTCGGTCGTATTTAGTCTTGTAATAAGATGTTGCCATTATTTAATTCCTTAAAGTGATCCTAACTGAGCCGACTGGTTAGTTAGGTTGATTTCGAAGATGAGGATCTCAGCAGTCTTGGTAGGCTTAATGAGAACCTTAGTCCAAAGTTCGTTGCGATCAATTCTAAGCGGAGTGTTAGTAGTTTCATCACAAACAACACGGAACTCGGTGATGCCTCTTCTTCTACGGATATCATCGAGGAAGGGGTTCAGAACACCTTCGATCTGTGCCCAAGTGAACTCATCGTTAGGCTCGAAAACAAACCGTTGGGTAGCTGCAAGGATAACCTTGCGAATGTAGATCATTAGTCTGCGGATATTAATTCTATCCAGAGCAGTAGCAGATCTTTGAGAGGTTCTTTGACCAAAGATAGTGATGCCTTGTTGCGGGAAGGAAACGATTGGGTTAACAACATTTCCACCACTGTAAAGACTGTCTCTATCACCTTGGTTCAGTTTGACCTCGACCTCTGTAGGCTTAGTGAGGCGACCTCTACGGTATCCCGCAGGAGCAAACCAGCTATCAGCCACAGCGTCCGTGAAAGCCATCTGACGGGCTCCGAAGATCGCAGGATCGTACCAGCGATCAAGTCCGTCAAAGGTACTGAACACCTTCACCCAAGGCCAGTAGATAGCAGCATAAGAACTATTAATCGCAGCGGTTCTCGACCCACCAGTAGAGGAAGACTTACCGTTACTCCAATCAATTGCATCCTGAACCGTACCCACTGCAACAGGAGGTGAAACAAGAGCAAGGAAGTTTTGAGTAGTTTCAGCCAGAGTAATAAGATTATTCTGAACCGATTGAGTTTGAATTCCAGGTACTAAGGCGATTCCAATGTTAAGAGTAGGATCATCTAGTGATTGCATTCCCGTCTTAGGATCAACAGAAGCATCTCCAATCAGCGCAGCAGCAGCAGTTCCAGATTCATCACCATTCAAACCACCAGTTAAAGCTTTACCAGTATTGGGAACCACTTTATTGAATCTACTACCAGTACCACCTGTGGTTGTTTCTGTGAGGGTTTCTGGGGCAGCAGTGCCCGTTGGCGAGTTAGCTGGGCTTAACCAACGAGAAGTAATAGTAAAGGTGTTGGTAGCTAAAAGGCTTCCAAGTGTACCAGTATAATTATCAAGCTTGGCTGCGGCAATATCAGCATCATCCTTCAGCAAGTTACCTTTAATGATATCAGAAGTAGTATTAGTTTCTCCAGTGTTAATAACATCTTCAATGAACGCACCCGAACCAACGAAACTGCACTTGAAAGTTTCATCCGTAATACCATTTTGATTAACATTAATATTAAAGTTTTGTGAACCTAAATCAGCAGCAGTAATAGTATTACCACTAGCAGTTCCATCTGTCTTAGTACCACCATTATACCCCGTTCCAGGATGTAAGGATTCCACTTTATAAGCAGCAGAGTTTGTACCTGATAAAATTACGCTTCCACCATAAACTCTTACAGCCGAAGCGTAGAGTCCAGAGGCACCAAAACCAGCAGTAGATCCACTAGGAGCCCAGGTTGCCATTAAAGCTGAACAACCAGTAGTTCCTGGAGTAAATGTAGTCGAGCTACAAGCTGATACTCCAATAGAAGCACCAGAACCAGCATAGCTTCCGACAATTGCGCCAGAAAGACCTATACCAGCAGCATCAGAACCAACTCCCCCATCAAAGAAGCAACCAACTTTATCAGCATCTAAGCCTCCACCAACAATCTTTCTAATGGCTTCAGCTTGGCTTGTAGCGGTGCCAGCAGGGATGCTAAAGTCCTTACCTGCACTGGAGTTATCAGCAAATTGTGCCACCCCTGCGTCATCATAAACTTGAATTCTTAAGGTAAGGGCACTCAACACACCAAAGCCTTCTCCCGTAGCAAAAGTATCTACACCCGATACTAAAACAGCAGGACAAGAACCGAGTCCCATAAGAGCAGAAGCATCAGCAGCAGTGCTGGCTGCGGCTCTTACAAAATACATACTGTTGGTTTGCTCTAAGATTTCGAGTCCACCCTCAAGACCTTGACCAGTAAGACCTTCGCTGGGCTCACCAAAAGTCCTGATAAGGTTATTTTGGCTAGTGATTAAAGTAGCCTTATTCGTGGGGCCTTTACCAGCAAACCCTACAATACCAACGATGGAAGTATTGATTGACGGGGCATATTCTGAAATATCTTTCTCAATGGTGTATACACCAGGGCTTACATAATTTACCATTTAATTTCTCCTAAGCGTTAGAAATCTTAAAGACCCTACGCCGATGCAGGGTTCTGATTTGTTCTGTGATGTAGCTCTCGGGAACTACAAGGCTTTCCCCAGGCTGCATGAACCTCTCCTTACAACCTTTTTCAGTACTAAAGTAGACGGTTATGGACTGAAGACAATCATTTTTTACAACTTTCATAACTAATTCCTTCCTTTATTATGTACTAATGGGACTATACTTTTGTGAAAACTTTTTTTATCAACAGTTATTATCTACAGTAATAGTTATTGTGGGGAGACTGTTGTTCTCATCGGGCTCTGTTGCCGTATTATAAATATCAGCGTAAATACCAAACGCATAAGTACCTACATTAGTGTAGTATAGATCATTATATTGGAATGTATTTGAATAGGAGGTCCCAGGAGGCATAGACCCTACTGATTGTTCAGCAACTAACTCCACTTCTGGGTAGAAATCTAGAGCATCCAGAGTAAGAATAGCTGTGTTAGGAGCATTAGCACCATCTAAGAACCTCCAGAAGCCTACAACAAACGGTTGGGCTGCATCGTTGCCGTTATTTTCAATAGTATACGAATAGGTTACAGTTGGAGGAGGAGGATCATTTACAAACCCAGTACCAGCAGGATAACAGTAATTATAAGCTGCTTGCATATTGGTTGGAGGATAATATCCTTGACCAGAAGCATGAAGTGATAATAAACTAGCTGCAAAAGAGGTCGTTTCAATGTTGGGGCTAGGAGCATCTCCAGTTGTTTCAGGTTGATCAACCGCAAAACCTGTCCCCGCAGTTACTGTAGATTGTCCTGCTATCGTTGTGGCAGCCGCATGAGGGCTCTTTCCGTGGGTAGTTATTGCATCTCCAGGAAGAGATACCTTAATTCCTTCTACAAAAACATTCTGAGAACCAGGGCCAATAATTAGCCCCCCAGCAGTATCAGTTTCGACCCTACAAACACCCTTATTTTCAATAGTTACTTTACTACTTCCAGTTTGTGAGTGTCCACAAGTTGCAGCGGTAGTTGCTACACAGATATCAGGCATCAGCAATTCTCCACTTTAAATTCTTCAATCTTACCAGTAGAAGTATACAAGAACTTAGGACTAGGAATGTATGTTCTGAGGACTATGTTCATGGTTTTTTTAAGAACCCTATCTTCTTTATCAGCTACACTTATCTGTCCTACATCATCCTCAGAGTCTAAATATGCTTTGGCTAGTGTGGAGAACTCTGTAGGCACCTGCATTTCAGGATTAAATTTTAACCTAATCTGTTCAAGAATTTGATCCATGTCGGACATATACTTAGTCCAGATGTTTACTTGATACTTAACATTCACTGCCCTAGGGGCTAGACTAAGAACTCTGAAAGCTCTATGCTTTTCTGCATCCCAGTACTTCTCATTAACTAAAAGACTCTCTGTTTTCTGTCTAGCAGCATCATTATCCGATACTGTCTGACCTATGGAAATGATAGGCAGGATGATGTTATTCTCTTGCTTCAGCTTGGCAATAGCCCTCTCAGCATTAGCATGGATACACATGATACTATTAAATTTCTCCTCTGAATCAATGTATCCTACATCATTAAAGGATGCGATCATAGAGCGTAGAGATTCTCTGTAAACAAAAGAGATATTACTCTTAGCTTGGGTCATTTTGTAAATTACTTTACGCACATCTCCTTCCCTAGTATCCCACCTCCTACTCCTACTTTCAAAGGAGGAAGGATCCCAAGTAGTAAGAACAGTCTCAGGCATTGATACGGTGTTAAATGAGGTTGCTTGAGAAGGGGTTAAAAAATTTAGGGGCTTGTTAAAGGATCCACCTCCTGCTGGGGTAAACCCTGTTTCATCATTGGTCATACTATGAGAACCAACAGGGAAAGTGTAATACCCACCAAGAGAAGCACTATAGGTAGGTTCTCCAGAAACCCGCAAGGTCCAGATTAATCCAGCATCATCGCCAGTAATAGGCTGTAAAGCAATTAAAGAATCCTGTCCTATAGCCTTTAACTCATCTAAACGAGAAACTCCCGCATTATCGGTAGTAGAAATCCAAAGATTTGCTACTGTCCCTACTGCGGTACTCTGTGTATCAGTGGTTAAACCTCCTAGTGCAATATTTCCTTCTGCTAAGGACTTCCACTTCCACTCTGCAAGTTTAGAACTCATCGCTTATACCTGCATACCCCCCAAGCTCATCACTGACCTGGGTAAGAGGAGTGTCCTGAACATCAGGAGCATCACGGAGGAGTTTAGCAGAGCATACTAAATGGTACACACCATACGACTCAAAGCTATCCTCAACAACTTCGAAAATTTCATACCTTTGATCTTGGAAAAAAGGTTTCACAACATCTCCAGGGATGACAGACCTACCAATCTTCCTTTCAATATAACTCTTGTTGAAAGTAAAGAGTTGATCATTGGTTAACTCAATACCAAACTGGGTAAGCTCCTCACTCATAGAGATTGGATCGTAGTGACCATGAACTGTAAGTGCTTGTTTAGCTACAGGCTTGTTACGAGACTCCATATAGACAGGATCATAATCAGCAGACTGATAGTACTTGTAGAAAGAGAACTTAGAACCAGCAAGACGAATCATCTCATCATCAACCAAGTTGAAGAGGTTAATGTCTGGATTATCCTGATCGAAGAGGTTGAGTAAACTCTCTCCTTCATCAAGATCAGGAAGCTCAGGGAGCTTCGTAGTTGCTTTGTAGTTCTTCTTTGCCACTTAATCACCCATCAGGACCTGCCCTTTTCTTTCTATCATCTGCATCCAGTGCTGCCTGAGTTTTTTTATCTAATTCAGGGAAAATACTATCCGGCTCCCTGCTCCTGCCTTTCTTCTTACCAGACTTCGCAGCCGCTGCTCTTTCCCTTCTTGCTTTCATTCTAGCATTAAGATGCACTTGGACCATGTGTTGAGCTTGGGGGTTAGTAGACCCAGGCTTTACTTGAAGCTTCTTTTCCATCCTTTTCTTAGCTTTTTTTGCGCCCTTCCTCTTGACTGGATCTTTTATCGCTTTAGAGGATCTTTTTGCTCCTCCTGATGAACGAGCTATTGGATGAGCAAATCCTGTTGGATCGCTAGTTCCTTTTGCCCTCGGATCGGCTTCATGGGCCTCCATTAATTTTTTAATATATCTATTCATAATTTTACCTTCTCCCTGTAATTCCTTTTTCTTTTGCTGTATTAACTCCTCGGCCCTTCTTTCACCAGAAGCATAGCTACCCCCAACTTCATCCTCTTCCTCTGCTTGGTTCCCTTGTGCTTTTTGTGCTATTCTATCTTTAGCCATTTGGATTGCTTTTCTCTTAGCCATCTTACCACCAGTCTTAAGAGCCCCTCCAACTGCTTTAGCACCAGCCTTCGCAGCCCCCACAGCCCCTTTACCAACACCAGCCGCAATCCTAGCTGCTACCCCACCTGCTGCTGCCGCTGCTGCCCCTAGAGGGGCAAGAATGGCTATCTCATCAACTCTATAACCCATAGCTTCGGCTAAATATAAGCCTAGTCTTTTGTACTCGGTAGATGAGTTAACTTTCGTAACCGTTTTAATAGGTCGTTGTCTTTTTCTTTTATCAGCCACCTCTTCAGGGCTAACAGGTTTACTAGGGGATCCAGCCCGTACTCTCTGGGCTGTAATTTCTCTCGTTAATTCTTCATCAGATTTAGTTTTGCGGGGTCTTCCCCGTTCGCTTCCGTATGTTCCTGGACCTTTAGGCATGATTAAAATAGTGTGAACGCAGGAGGTTCTTCAATTTCTGAGAGAAGCTCTTCTTTAAGCTTATCCTTTTCGGCTACACTTTGTTGTGCTAACTCTGCGCCGTTTAAACTTGCGCCTCCACCTGGAGACGGAAGTGATTTATATTTCCCTCTTACTTCTCCTAAGATTCCTTTGCATACAGCTAAAGCGAAGCGTTGAATCCAGTTCTTATAATAGGGGTGCATGGTATATGTATCTAGGGCTCTGTAAATTAAGATAACAGTTTGGCTATTGCTGACAGGGGTTGGATACAGTTGTAAAACATTTCCGTTTACTACATCCCAGGAGCCCTCCTGGCTTAGAATTTTTCTAATCATCTCTAAGTGCTGCTGCATTAGATAGAAATCAGACACTTGGAAATTACTAAAGAGGAAATTATCTTGGAAGTATTTGATAAAGAAATCAAACTCTAATGAACCCGCCATGTTCTGGAGACTGAGTAATGATTTCTTATACACAACATAGGAGAGGTTATAAGCTATATGCATAGGAAGCATATAAGCTCCCACTCCTGCTGAACATTCGAATGTAGCACACTGCGTTGTCCAAAAAGGAGCATGATAATCTAGGTTAGTTACAGCTTCATCAATTGCAGTCTTAATTTGAAAAGGGGTAAGCTCTACCCGAACAACAGGATGCCCTAGTCTAGCGAGAACAAAATCGTGAACAGTTTCCTCAAAAGGATCAAGCTCAACTCCATCCGACAATAGACCTTTATTTAGTTTAAAAGAATCAATAGCGGTAGAATAGATATCAGTGTCCCCAAGGTTCCTACCACCGTAGGTGCCAAAGGTATCACCATATCCCACCAGCCTAGGATCAACTTTCGGTGCCGCTGCCGCTCTTGCCATGATTTTCCTCTATAAAGATATTTGGTTTGGAGATCTTTACGGGTCTCCCTTTCTTCTTCTTCTCTACTGGTTTATTAATTAACTCTAAGTATCTTGAACTAACCAATGATTTTGATTCAAACAATTCTGAAGGTCTAATCTCTACTACTTCACCATCAATGTGAAGAAGCATATTCCACCTGCATTTGCTTCGATATTTATACATAATAGTCTACAGTATATAGGAAAGAAAAGAGGGCCAGAGGACAAAAAACCTCTGGCCCTCGTAATTATTTACTTACTTGTCTAATCAGACAGTGGTAGCAGCACCCAAGTTAGCATCGTTACGAGAGAACGGGCTGAACAGGTAGTTACTCGTAGGACCGATAATACGGATCACACGATAGAACCTGTTCATAGGCTCAATCTGTACCTTACCATAGCGGGTCAGAATACCTTTCCTGGGCTGGAAGGACTCAGGATCAACAATAGTTGGGAGTTGCTGGAGCGGAATGTACGGGGCATAAATATACCCAGCATCCATAGCGTTAGAACCTTTGTAGCCGACAAGAATCTCATCAGTCGGGTACATCGGATCAACATACAGATCATAACGACCCATAAACTTGCCCTTATACTCAATGCTGTTACGACCAATGTTGGTAGGACCATCATTAGGCATTACACCACCTTCAAGCTTGGCAGCACTCTCAAGGAGAGAAGCAACAAGCGGAGAGGTCAAAAGCCAATTACCAGGACCACGCATGGTCGTGCGGTAAATATCTTGCGAAGCTAGGTTAATGATAGCAAGCAAGTTAGCATACACTTCGCCAACATGACGAGGATACATGCTAAGGCTAGACTGACTAAAATCAATCACGAAGATATTGGAATCCACTTTGGCAGAACCAAGAGAAGTGGCTGTTCCAGTACCTTCTGCACCATCGAAATCATAGGTAAACTGAGCGGGAACGAAAGTACCCGTAGCAGCAGAGTTACCATCAAGACCAGGGAAAATCCCATCGCCTGCGTTACCCAAGCTGATGTAGTTAGAATCCATAAGATTCTGATCAACACCACCCAGGTTCCTGTCACGCAAACCATACGCAATCATGCGAAGGTCTTCAATGAGTTCACGGTCGATCTCAAGTTGAAGTTCCTTCGAAAGAAGCTCAGTAAGCTCACGCTCAAGGTCAAGGTTGTGATAAGCCTTAAGGTCTTGAGAAGCCTCAAGAGTCCAAAGAGCCCTCATCTTACGAGTGTTAGCCACAACAGCTTCTTGCTCGATGTGGAAGGTCATCTCAGGGATGCCCGTTCCAGTCAGACGCTCACCACCAGACAGGTTGTAGCCTCCAACGAATTCGGTGTTAGGCCACGCAGCGATCTGACCACCCATCGTACCAGAACCAGCACCAGCACCTTGGATTGAAGTACCAGAACCAGCCAAGACATTGGAAACATCAAAGCCTTCATCAGCAATATCACCATCAAGACCAGCACCCGCAGTCCCGAACTGGGTGCCATCCTTAGCAAGGAATGTACCATCGTCAGCAGCAATATTACCCAAATCAGCAACAGCAGGACCAGAAGCAGAACCGATACGCTGTGCAACATTACCAGCGTAGGTCAGGTTGAACTTACTGAAAACCGCTTGGTTAGTAGCTCCACCTTCTTTAGCGCGAGAGTTACCCAGATAGAAGACCTGTGAGACAGGACCCTGCATGGGCTGAACACCAACAAGACTGTTGGCTAAAAGTTTAGGGTAAACCCTACGAACGAGAGGGAAAGCAAACTTTTGGAAGGTTCCAAGCTGACCAGTAGTGGTAGCAGCAGCGGTAATTGCTTCGTCAATATTTTTAACTTTCTCGTCAATGATAGATTTCGCTTGGTTCTCAAGAAGTTGAGCAGTCACTCTACGGGTATAATCACTATCAATACCCTCCAGCACTGGCTCCCACTTCTGGACAAGCGTTCCATCAGTTTGATGCATAATATCCATTTTTATATAATCCTATTAAGATTGGGAGGAGAAGGGCATGAACTTCATGACCTCATCGTTTAAGAACTCATTAGAGTAATGAGTTCTTTCTTCGTTGATCTCTTTGTCCGCACTGGAGACAACAATTGCTCGTTCGGAAGAGAGAAATTTCTCCTCAGAAGCAGCTTCTAGATTCTCAACTTCTTCAAGAAGCTGTTCTTTTTGGCCTTCAAGATCATGTACCGTATTTTCAGTAACAGAAACCTTACCATCTAAAACTTTAACAGTGTTTTGAAGGTTTTCGTTTTCACGAACAAGCAAATTAACTTGATCCGTTAAAACATCAAACTCTTCCTGAAGCTCACCATGTTGGTTCGTCATTTCAGAAAGGGCAGTATCTTCATCACCACTATTTAATTCCAGGGCCATCAAAGTTCTTACTGATTCAAAAAGTCTAGCGTTACGGAACACTTCGCTTTCTTCACTAAGTTCAGAAAGAGCTTGGTCTTTTAATTGATCCACTTTAGTTCTAAGGTAAGCGTTTACCTTAGCTTCAAGTAGGCTGATTTTCTCCGAGACTTGTTCATTAATAGCAGAATCCACCATTCCGAAAATAGCTTCGACAGTGGATTCATCAAGTCCTTCTGGTAGAATATCAGCGATATTCTTCACATTACTCATAAGTAAAATCTCCTAGGTTATTATATTTATTATTTAATTTTAAATAATATGTTTTTTTTTAAAAAATGTAGGCGTTAGAATTCCTTACCTGATTGTACCAGATCAACTTTAACTTTCCTCTGCCTCTCTTTCTCCGCAGTAGGGTTCCTGTGGGGTCTCTTGAACTTCTTATGTCCAGGTAAGAAAGATTGCTCTCGCTTCCAGTCCGCGTCTGCCGTAGCCAGTTCCTGAGGACCCATACTCTTGTATGTTCTCCTGATCTCATTAAGACCTAACATCTCAGCGAGTATAGAACCGATTTGAGCATACTCAGTACTTGCTCGTTGTTGTGTCGCTAAATTAAGAGCTTTCTTCTTCTTTCGGGGAAGACCTTGAGCCTCTGGAGAACTCCAGTGGGCTTGTCTACTTTTCTGCCTCTGAATCTGAGAGGATCTAGCTCCTGCCGTACTACCTTTCTTTCTTAGGTCCCTGAGTGCTGCTACATCTGTTGCTCTTTGAGCGATATTCTTAGTACTTCTTTTGGTAGGAGCGAACCTTGTAGGCTTTGCTTGCCGAAGGGCTCGGGATCGTCCTTCAGCGGCTTCCTGACCACCCCATCGGTCAACAGCAGCCTGATTCCTGGCTGCTAGATTCTTTGAACTAATAGGTCCTTTATCAAGCGCACCACCAAATTCCCTTTTAGCTTTATGTTCCGCTGGTGTTTTACCATCTTTCCCAGATTGAGGCTTATCTTGGGGAATATCGGAAGCAGGAGGAGTCTTAGGAGTCGTAGTATCCTTGGCTGTCTCGGGAGTCGTAGTATCCTTGGCTGTCCCGCGCCTCTTCTTTATAAAGCTTCTAACAGCCCGACCAGCCCGACCAGTAAGCTGACCAGCCTTACGCCCTAACTCAGGAAGTTTCTCGGCAGATTTCACGGCCAAATCACGGGCTTGACCATGCGCCCCCCTCACTACCCCAGCCCCACTTCTGAGCGTCAAGCCTTGGCTTGCGACACTTCCTTCTGGAGCCGCAGCCCTCTCTTTTGCCCGTAACGCTTGTATGTTAGTTTGTTTATGTTGAACATCACCAGTTTTAGTAGCCTGTTTTGCGCCTGCTCTATCCGCTTTACCCTGTGTTTTTACATCTCCGAGGGCTGTAATCCTATCGGTGGTTACACCGCTTTTAGCTTGGATTTTAGAAACCTTTGCATCAGCTTTGGCTTTGGTTTTAGAAGCCGCTGCCTCACCTTTAGCTTGGGCTGCTGGCAATTTTTTAGCTTGGGTTCTCGCATCTTTTGCCAGACTTAGCCCTTGTCTTCGCTCCTGGGAATGCCGAACAGCACGGGCAATAAAACCTTCTCTTCCCTGACCTCCAGCACCTCCACCTTGGCTCCTATTTAGGGCTCTTGCTTGTCTTTTTGCTGCCTTTGCTGTTTCCTCTGCGGCTGATTCTTTCTCTTGAGTAGCGAAATCTTCCATAAGAAGCTTACCTATTTGAAGGTAGGAAGTTCCAGCAGCAATACGAGTAGGTTTAACATCGTCTTCCCTTTCTGTTTTAGGGAGAGCCCGAAGGACTACAAGTTTTTCTTTTTCACTACCTGCCTCTTTTTTTTTAGCCTTGTCCTCTTTTTTAGCTTTTTGTCTTTTCTCTGCGCGTTTCTGCGTAAGTGCTCTAGTCCTTACAGGTCTTGTTGCCCTTCGAATCCTTCTTAAAGAAGCCTTCATGCTATCAGCCTGTTCCTGCTCCTTTGATTTTTTTAATTGAGCAGCGAAGTCTTCTCCAAGAAGAGCTTCTGCAATTCGATGCCAAATACCATCAGCTTTCACTAACTCAAAAGCGTCAGATACTGCTTGTGCTTGTGGTCGTATAAGAGGGTACTTCTTCCTCTTCTGGTTTAAGTCCGCAATCTGATCTTTAAGAGTTTTTGGTTCCTCTGATTCCTCTGATTTCTTTGGTTTCTTTGGTTTCTTTGGTTTCTTATTTTGCTTGGCCTCTTCAATCCAAGGCTGATAAGCATCACGCATCTTAGACTCAAGCATGGTAACAAAATTGCTTTCTTTCTTAAGCTTAGATTGAGATTCACGAACAAACTTCGACTGAGTAGACTCAGCTAGAGCAGGATATGCTCCCCTTGTTGATGGATCAGCAACGAGATCGAAGGTTACAAGACGGAAATCCTCGTTCACAATCTTGTCTCCATTGTGGTCCTCAGAAAGAGTACCCATTCCTCTAGAAGAAATACCAACCTTAACTCCACCTTCCACTAAGGCTTTAGCAGTAAGCCCTGCGGGGGTTTTAAGGATTTCAGCCTCACCAATAAGCTCATTACCTTTCATTTCAAGTTTAGTGACTAGGTGAGAAGCATTGGCTAATTTAACCGTGTCGTTCTGGGGGTGATCAAGCTCACCACATAATCTTCGTTCTGCGATAAGAGGCTTTACTTTTTCAAGTTGGCCCTCCAGGACTGCTGTAGGGTAAATTCTTCCGTTGTTATTCTTCTCATTACAACGACCGAAGATTCCACGAATTTTCATGGGGCCATCAGCTTTTCCTTCATTTATAACTTGAAGTTGTTCAATGATAAAAGTATCTTGTAGTAATTGCATATTATTTATCTCCCTTGTCTGCTCTGCCATCCTTGCCACCGATTCCCCTTTTAGCTTTGATAGTTCTACTTCCGTATTTTTGAGCTAATTTATCAGAGCCCCTTCCGTATCGTAGTAAAGTTCTAGAAGCGTGTTTCTTAACACTGCTCCACTTTGAGGAAGGAGTAGAACTGCCAGGGGTAAACCCTTTTGCAATCTTACCTCTTCCACTTTTCTTTCCCCACTTTCCTTTAGAAATTACATACAATCTACCAGCAGCTTTAGTTGAAAAAATCTGACCGTAGGATCCGTCTGTCAAGGCAGACTTTATACTATCGTAAGTTTTTACTCTACCTTTGAAAGCCTTCTTCTTATCATCCTTGGTAGCGGATCTAGAGGTGTAAGCTTCCCTACCCTCAGTAGAGCCTCTTCCGCTGGTCCCTTCGGTAAGATAATAAATTGCCTCTGTCAGTTTCATCTCTTCTTCAGTTTACTTCTAATAGCTTGTTTTAAAACTTCTTTTTTTGTTTTAGCAGGTTTTGCACTAATGTAACCATACCCCTTCTCGATCTTCTCCCAAGACTCACTACCCTTTTGGGGTCCAGCCATATTAACACCGATGTTACCGCTACTAGTCATAGCAGCACTCATCTCTTTAAGAAGACCCTTTACCTCTTCCAGCAAGGGGACGAGTTGTTGGGCAGTCTCTTCAGTTAATGCTTGCGGAGCTTTTGGTTCTTCGGATTGGTCCCAAACAAGCTCAGGAATTTCCTCTACAGCAGGAGTCTCTTGGGGGTGATAAGCTTCTCCTAAAAGCTCCGTCATGAATGAATCGGGAACTTTAACCTTAGAAATATCTCGCCCAGCAGGAGCTAATCCGTTGCTTCCAGCACTAGGAGGTAATTCCTTACCTTCCTTAATATTTTCCACTTGATTCAGAATTAGATTCTGTGCGAAGTCGCCAATGCTATCCATGATGACTACTCCTCGTCCAAGTCTTGGAAAAGAAGTTCTTGAATAGTCTCATCAATAACAGTTTCAACATCCTCATCACCTTCATTCAGTTGGCTTAAACGGTCAACAAGACCAACCACAACATTCAGATGCTCAAGGATACGCTCCTCATCAATAGCTTCGGAAAGCTCGGAAACGCAAAGGGGGCAAACATGAATAGCCTCTTCGACCACTTCTTCAGCTTCTTCAGCTTCTTCAGCTTCTTCAGCTTCTTCAGCTTCTTCAACAGCTTCTTCTTCTTCACCACCACCCTTGGTCTCATCAAGACGGGGAGTAATCCCAGCCTTGCCCCAAGCAGCACTTTCCATCAATTGTTGACGAAGTTCGTCACTTAATTTCATATGATCCATATCATTATCTCTCAAAAATAGTTAAGATTTCCATCTCTACACTTATTTAGCCTAGTAAGCTAAATTGTTTCATTTTATTTTAAAAATTGCTAAACACCTACCTTCTAATAGGGCCGAAGGTAGCTTCTCCTGTAGTAGTGGGAGGAACAATAGTTTCTCCATTCTTAGTTCCTTTTATAGAGGTAAAGGTATCAGCGGGTGCCCCCACCTTCCTCCTAACAAGCTGGGTCTTCTGGAAGCTAACTCTCTTATCCGCTCGACTAATGGGAGGGATCACTTTCACTTCTGCAATAAGCCCATTTCTAATCGAAGATTGAATTAATCTAAAGCTCTCTAATCTAGAAAGAAGGTTATATTGTTGTAAAGTTAGTCTACTATAAACATCAAACTCAGTTAGAGATTTTCCAATACCATTGAGTCCTAGTAAGTAATTATTATTTAACTCAGTAATAATCTCCTTCACTAACCTAAACCCAGTCTTCTTCCTAGAAGGAGTATACTTTTCTGCTGATACAAGATTTCCCCTCTCTCTGTACCCTGTTGTAAAAACTTTATCTGTTGGTGCAATTTGAGTTATTCTTGTCTGGGGGTTGGAATTTCCATATACATCAACCGCTGTTCTACCATTTGTCTGTATCCTAACAAATTTATTGGTTTGTTGTTTGCTAAAATCAGGGACGATTGAAGTTCTGCAATCCAAAATCCTCCCAACATTACCAGAAGTCTCCAACGAAAAGATCTTAGATTTACTATTAAAAATATTAAAATCACTTCGGTTGGTGGGGTACACCATAATATACCACGGGATCTGTCTAGTTAAAAGTGGTATAGATTTGTTTTCTTTAGGAGAATCAAAAAGAATATCTGTCTGCTTTAAAGTAAGAGAAGAAGTAGTTGTTATATAATCTAACATAAGGTCCTCATCATCAAGAATAAATACTCTATGATTTGCTTTGTATTTAATATAATTATTTACACTTCTTAATCCATTCGTAGTGCTTGTGTCCATCAAGGCATACTGCGCTGTGGAATCTTTAAGTAAGAAAGATCCTCCTAGAGAGGGTTTTGTATCAATGGAGCTTAAAACACAACTTAGTACATAAAAATCCTGTCTTGGGGCTGATAAGGAGTAATCAAATTCAATATTTGATAAGATACTAGCACTAACTTCTAATGTTCTTCCTGAATTTCCCCCAAGTAAACTTATTGCTTGTTGTCTAGTTGCTTCGGGAAGAAGAAACGCATGGTCTTTCTCCGACTTAGCGAATATCCTGAATGACCCAGTTCCCTGTTTAACATCAAAATAATCTCCATCACTTATTCCTAAGGTGGTTCGATCAATAAAGGTATCATCATCTTTAACATAATACTTTATTACCTCTCCTCCAATGGTTACTTCTATATACTTATCAATATCAGAGGCTAAGGTTTTCCAGTTGGGTAATATGTTTCTCATATTACCCTCTGCCTTAGCGGGATCTAATGTGAATTTATTCCTATCAACAAGGGCTAGAGCAGCTACCTCGTTTACTCTATTACTACTACTTCTCTTAATAAGGATGGGTACTCGCTCCTTACTACTAGTGGCAAGGTCTTGTAAAGATTTAAGAGTAACTTCAGATATAGTTCCATCTAAAATTCTTGTACCTATCATTGAAAATATTTGATTTTTATTTAGCGGAGTACCATCATAATTTCTAATCTCCCCCAGAATAGTTTGAACCCTAGTTTTCAGGCTATCATATACAGTTGTGGGAGTTACTCCTGCACTTCTAGTACTGTCCCAGTTACCTGGGCGCACCTTGTTTGATAAAATATATGCAATATTACTATCAATTCTGTCTTTAAATAATTCAGGGTATACTGAATTAGGAACTAAAGTAGGAAATGTAGGAGTAGTAACAAAAGCAATATCAGGATCCTCAATCCCTGCTGGCATTTCTCTAAGGACCATAGAAACAATAGCGGGATCATTTAAATCAACCTCTCCACTTTGTATGGTTTCACTAATTAGAGAACCAGAATCTAACTCAGATTCTACGGATAATGCTCCTCCCGCTAACCCAGAATCTCGGTCAACACTAACTCCCCCACCTCCTCCTTCCCCACCAAAAAATCCTCCTCCAGCAACTCCTCCCTTAGAGGGGGCTCCATAAGCACCTCCACCAGTACCACCATCAAAAAATCCACCCCTAGCGGTGCCCCCAGGAACTCCAGCACTTCCTCCTCCACCTCCACCAGTACCACCATCAGCAAGTCCAGCCCCAGCACTTCCTCCAGGGGCACCACCAGCCCCTATACCTCCCCCTCCAGTACCACCATCACCTAACGACCCACCTTTAGCAGTTCCTCCAGGGGCTCCACCAGCAGCGGTTCCAGTACCACGATCAGCAAGTCCAGCCCCAGCGGTGCCTCCAGGATCACCAGCAGCAGTTCCTCCAGCACCACCTCCATCGGGTTCTGTAGGTCCTCCAGGCTGATCAGACTTAGGGGCTCCAGGAGCAGCACCTCCTCCCCCACCACCAGCGTCTTGAGAAACATCATCCAATCCTCCTGGGCATCGTTTTCTAAGGGTCATATAAGTATTGGTACAAGTGTTTGTTCCACAAACACAACCCGCTGCACCAGCAGCACCAGTACCCCCTATAGGACTATACCCATCTGCAATAAAACCATCAAAAATAGCTCTCCACCCAGACTCAGGGGTTCCTAAAGGAACGCAGGTTTTTAAAAGAGAAACAAAGATAATACAAAAACCATCTAACATAAACGGTCCATTAAAAACATGGGTAGTTATAGTACATTTACAAGTTGCTCCTCCAGGGTCAGAAGGGGCAGGGGCACCCCCAGCAGCAGCACCACCACCACCTGGAGGAGGAGGGTCAGGGGGCTTTATATCAGGGGGACCAGGGTGAGGAGGCTGCCCAGGACCACCACCACCAATTGCTACTCCATCACCAACATCATCAGGGGGATCAGGAGGATCAGGAGGATCACCTCCTCCCCCACCATCAATGGTTCCTCCACCATCGAAATCAGAGAAGTTTCCAGGACCCACTCCTGGGAGAAAGGTCCCGCAACCGAATGTGGGATCTTCAATAGGCATATATTAATTCTTTAGGGTAATCGTGGGGTTAGTTCCGTTAAGGTTCCCATAAAGATGGGATGCGTCATCATTGGGAATTCCAGAAATTGACCACATCACAGTGGGGTAGGTACACTTGCCAATTCTCGGGTTTCCAACATAACCAAGGTGCGCGGTAGAGCTAATAGGGGCTGTGTTTGAGTATAATATATCCCCAACAGGAACAACGAATCCACTAAATCTACCACCATCTCTTTGAGATAAAGTAACAGAATTAGAGGAACCTCCACTCTTCTTACCACCACCCGTTGTGGTAACAACGGTGTAGGGTGCTGGGAATCCAGGGGTGTGATCGCTTGCACCAGTATTTGGGTCTGCGTAGAAAGCAACATAGATCGTAAACTCCTCAAAACCCTTCTCTACCCAATGACCAAAATAACCTCCTGGAAGGTCTCTGTTTCTATTAATACTTCGACTATTTTGAGCCAAGCAATTAACTAGATCAACATCAACCCTGTAATCAGCTAACCATGCTGGCCTATCGAACTTAATCTTTTTGGCAACATAGTTAAAGTTTACTTTACTTTCCGCGTGTGAGATAATCATATTACTAAAGCTGTTAAGCTTCGTAGGAACCCCACCTCCTGTTGTAGTTCCATCATTATAAACTACTTGGCTTATACTTCCTGCCACAATTGAAGGGTCTGGGGCGCTATCTGGGTCCCCTTGTAAACTAAAGAAAGTATTAACATAATCGTTAGGATATGAACCCTTATCAAGAATATCCTGTTCTATACACCACTGAGCTAAGTCCCAATCAGGATAAGATGGAACACTAATTTGTGCAGCAGGACCCCCTATACCATACTTACTTCTGATATACTGCTTAATATAAGCATCAGCATTAGTATCTGGGTTTCCATCATCTGCGAAAATTCCTTGATAAAAATCATACAGGGCTCCTTCAGGACCAAAGTTCCAACCACCAAATACATACCCAGTGGCTAAAATATTCGTAGCTGTTTGCGTATCTGATTGTCCTGCTAAGGTGTCAACCTGACCTTGAATATTATCATAAGCTCGTTTAATCTCATAGTCTAACTGACCCTTACCAACAGCAGGGTTAGCTAAGGATAGTTGCGGGAAGGCAGCACCGATACCAGCCCGTTCATTGTATGCTAATTCAGCAGTTCTGAACAAGGGTCTAATATCAATAACATCTGTACTAAGAACTACTTGGGATCCACTCTGAACCCACACATAGGCTACAGGAAGGATAGACTGACCAACAAGCTCATATGCATTATCCTCTAATCTCTCAGAGATAAGTGGGGCTATGTTTAAGATATCATCAGGGGCGGGGAAAGAGCCCCTCACATCTTGTGTAATATCATTAGCAGAAGTGGAAGTAAACCCCATGTTTATATTCTTCTGGTCTCCTGGGTGGGCAAGAATTCCATGATCAGCATTTAAATTATCAAGATAGTCTTTGGTAATATTAGAACTTTCTTGGAAGTTTGTTTTAATCCCTGCTCCTCGCACAATGCCAAGAGTAGGCTTAGTAATTCCTTCCTTACCTGAAGGCTTTAAGATATTAACTCCACTTGAATCAACAGGCTTACTATAGATAAAGACTAAATCAATCCTACTTTCCACTCCTGTAACTTGGGTTGTTCCTCCTCCTGAGTCAGTGTAAGAAAAATCATCGGGATCAAACTGAGGAACTTCAATAGAAATCTCATCATCTACATCAACAATAGCTAGACGAGAAACTCCTCTCCACCTTTTGATAAAATAACTTTCTGTTCTAGGGAACTTAGCCCAACCATTATTTGGGTTAGTAGTTTCAAAACTAGGAAGAAGATAAGCATCTGAAGCAGATCCTTGAGATTTGGCCCAGATAAGAGCTTGTGTAACCAACATAGGTGAGTAAGCTGCACCTCCTCCTGGGATATTAACATCATCGTCACCATAGGCCAATCCAACTACATTTACTCCATCATGATCAATGGGGGTATCTGAATTAATAACAGGCCAAGTAAAGGCTCTTTCCACAAGACCTGTCATACCCATAGCTTCTTGAGCGACTGCTTGTTTAAAAGTATCTAAAGCTGCTTGAAGAACAGCATTTTTTCCATTAGGAAAGTTTCCTGGGTTGGGGAGTGCAGTAGACCAAGCATCCACATCGCCAATAGCAGTACCCATAACTTTATTTAGATATGCAAGCGGAGTTTTAGTAGAAGCATCATTAATTCTAGCGGTATACCGTCCAGGATTAACACGAAGTATTCTGTCTCCTCCCGTAGCATAAGGACGAAGCTCATCTATATCACCTCTCTTAACTCCTAATAGTTTAGAAGAGTCTTTTCTAACTTGATCTTTTAGCCATAAACAATTTTCTTGAAGCTGCTTGAGGGGAATGTTGTCCACCTCAAAGTAATAAGGATCGTTAGCTTTAAAAAACCTAATCGGATCAGAAAACCGATAGTTACTGTCTTGATATACTTGTTCAGCCATTAGTTATCCCTCGATAGATCAAAGATTGCAGAGGATTTAAATCCTAGTGAGCCCGATGCGTCTCCAACATAAGCTTCAGACCCCCTATTGTCAGGGAGGTTGCTTCTGGATCTGTAAAGCGTTACTTTTCTAGGTCTTCCTGACATTCCAACACTTGCATTTTTAGAATTAGCAAAAGTACTTCCTGCCGACTCATCTAGCATACACTGAGTTGGGTTCTCCTCTACCATTTCAGAGCAGTAGTAAAAACCAGAAGTCCAAAGTTGATCAGGGACCTCATCCCCATCAGAATCATAGCTGAGTTTTAGTAGATCAGGGTAATCTCCACTAGCGTTTAATTCTCCCGTTGGAACTAAAGCCGATAAGGTAGCAGAACAATTATACCCTTGAGCAAAGGTTTGGTAAGCTGGTCCTATAACACCGCTAAAGTCCCCAGCGTGTGGAAACGCTCCCTTAAGATATCCACTTAAATCAGTTTGAAGAATCTTGGCTCCTGGTTTTGGAGTCCAGTAAATGCGGAAAACACCTTGGTTATTGCTAGTGTTTGCTGCTGCTCCGTATCTATAAGTAGTAGTACCACTTACATTAATTCCTGCCTCTGCCATAGAAACCGCTGTCTTATCATTAACTATTCCAGAAATGGGATAGAAAGCATCGAAAGGGCTATTAACACTAACACCAGAGGGAATAACCCATACCGAACTCCCTGCTCCAAATGCATCCAACACACTTAGCGACCCTGTATCAGGTGTGTTTACTGGGGCTCCAGACGCTGGAACCTCATTAGCATTTCCAGCAAGGACCCCATCCCTAGAAGACGCATAAATTGAACTAGGCCCATGATAATCGGTACTTCCAGGCCACATACCACTAACAGAAAGGAAGGAAGCGTTTAGTCTAGAACTATCAGCTATATTCCAAATCATTAACTTACTGCAAGCATTTCCACTAGTAGTATAATAAAGCCCATCCATAGGACCATTGTTAGTTCCTACAGGGAAATGAACATTTTTAACATTAACAACGCTATCTTGTGTAGCTCGTAAGCACATCCCTCCCTGTGTGAGATTTTCAATATTAGCGGGAACCAATGGAGTATTAATAACATTCTCAGTAGCAAAGAATCTATTAATGTAGTTTAGAGTAGTAAACACTGGAAAGTTGGGAACAGTGAAAGGCACTCCTGTAACCAAATCATCAAGGTTGAGATCCCCTATAGAAGTTGTGTCCTGAGGGTTGGGGTAGAATTGAAGAGAACCAGAACCAGTATAAGCACTAGTATTAAAAGTATTAATGGGATAATCAAAACCAGCATCAAGCAATACAGTCCCTGCGGCGGTCCTGCCCCAGTTAGCTGGGAAAGCACCTAAGTCTGCCATATTGATCGTAGAGTTTTTATTAGCTACCAAGCAAGCTCTAGTAGAATGAAGTTCAACAGAAGTATGGTTTGCTTGAGAACTTAAATCAAACCCGCTTACTTCTAAACCAAAAGCATCTCTAGATCTTGCTGGTTCTATGTTAAGTGTAGAGTTATTCTCTACTAGAACATCCACACCAAACTGACCAATGGCCGTAGGTCCATGTAAGTTAATTTCTGAAGCCTTATCAGCATAAATTCCTGCCATCTTTTCTTGATAAGTAAATCCTGCTGGACCCCAAACAAAAGTACATCCTGATCCACTACCGAAGCAGCTTACTTTAGAATTATCAGTAGCCTTGATAGCTCTTCCATAAGAAGGAACATCAGCTATGTTTTCACTTGCACCATTTACATCAACAAAAGCATGAAGTAAATCTAGATTAGATCCATCATTTACAGATAAAGCGGGAAGGGGACTGTAGTTAGCTCCATCCCACTTAATAACACCATGAGAAACTTTGAACTTGGTGTTCCCATATGTAGTAGGAATATTATTTTTTCTTACAAAACCAAAGGAGCTATTCTTCATCAGGTCAATGTGCTGACTATTAGCAGACATATCTAATTGTTTACGATCATCCTGTCCCGCCTCCAGCGGGGAGGCTGGGGAATCGAAAAGGAAAGCAGAGTTTCTACACCTAATAGCCTCGTTACTATGAGCATCAATGCACAAGTTTTGGAAGGTTACTTTAGATCCGTCAGCTTGAATACCTACATCATCTCCATATACATCAAGAAGACCTTTGATATCCATTTCTGAATTATTTAAAAGGAATCCATAGCCTGTGTTTAGTTCCGAACCAATGATGCTACCGTCCAAAGGCTGTATAGCTACCGCTCTCTGAACCCCTCCCGTTAGCTTAGAGTTATCAAGAACAAACCCTGCATAGTTTCTGGAAGCTATAATGTTACAATCAACTCCCGAACCTCCTGTGTCACCAGCATAAGCTGTGTCAAGCGGAGTTGGAAGGGAGCTTACTAATACTTCACTATTAACAGCGTGGAATCCGTAACCAGTCTCCGCTTGTCTTGTAGTAGTAGTGAGTAAGTTATAGTTTCTATAGGCAGCAGCGGATCTTGAAAGAGTTACTTTAGAGTTATTGAACTTAAATCCAGCTTCTTGTGCCCTGACTCCAGCGCAGTTTTCCAGAAGAACATCCGAGTTTGTCACTTCAATAGCGTACTTGCGAGTATTTTCTCCATCAGAAAAGAAGTTTCTGATATAAATGGGGCCGTCACAGTTCTTAATGCTGATCTTAGAGCAACGGTTAAAGTAAGTATTGCCACCAACAGATAGTCTTTCAGGATCTGATAATCCTGCTCGATATATCGTTAAATCAGTGGCTTGATTAGTTGCACTAACATCTATAGTTCCTCTAGTTAGATCGGCTGTGTTATTTATGTTCTCATAAGGAGCAAAGGAGAACTTATTTAAAGTACCCGTAAAGGGAGCAGCAGACTTGAAAGCGACCGTAAGAGGGGCTTTTCTTAAAATATGCTTTGGATAAAAGAATGAATACCCTTGGTTATTTACTCTAGCATCACCAGCCCCTGACAAAACAGTAGTGCTAATATGAACACAACAAGTCTCCAAGTAAGTAGTGCTTAGATCCAAAGAGCTTACAGTAGTCATGAGATCATGAGAGGCATTATAGGTTGGTGCAAGTACTGTGTCCTCACAATCCCCAGATGCATTATAAACTCTACCAAAGTTTCTATTAATAATCTCAATAGAACCCCCCTCTTCAATTCGGAAATTATGTAGCTCTAAGTCTCCAAGATCTCCAAAATTTGCAACTTCAATTAAAACAGGGAAGCGAACCACTTTAGGAATAGCAGCAATACAAGAACTTAAATCCGTAAAGATATTATTATTAGCAAGTAAGGTTGCGGCTGGGGTATCAGCAGAAACAGTTAAAGCAAACCCTGTTACCCCTGAAGTAGCAAATCCAGCTTGTTCCCAGTTCTCGTAGGTGCGCTCCTCTAAATCATATAGAGGTAAGTTGTCTTGCTCCCAGTTGTAAAAGGAGCTAGTATCGTACTTGGATACATAAGGAGTCCAAGAGTTGAATAGCATAACACTACCACTACTGGTATAAATATCATTTCTGTTGAATGGCATTAGAAGTTAAGGGTCCATCTAAAAATGAGACTAAAATCATTAGTCTTTCGTATATTACTAAAGGTTCTGTAGGCTACTAAGATAGGTTGGTCTGCGGCACTCCCTTTTGGATTCTTCATTAATAAGCCTACTTCATTGATATTAGCATCATTACTATCTCTAGTAATATTATTACAAGCTTCCTCATCAACAACAAGCGTATATCTAACAGAAGCGTCTGCAATTTTTGTAATCTTATTAGCAGGAATAAGAGCAGCAGCATTAGAGGTTATCGTTGTATTTGTGATCTGGTCTTTAACTGCTATAAATAGGTTACTACCTGCTCCGTATTCGGCCAGAGTGGCTGCCCCTGATAGTTCATAGATAGCACTCGTAACCCCACCCGTAGGAGGACCAGATACCCCTACCTGGAATCTATCAATCTGATAATCAAGGACTGAGTTTGATCCTGACCCAGTAAACATATAAGTGAGACCGACACCCATACCCGAAACAATAATGTTGTGATCATCAAATACAACTTCCTCCTGACCATCAGTAAATCTTTTAATGATGGTCAGATGACCGTTAATCCCTAATTCTTCTGTAAAATTTTTCATAGGAAGTGTAATCTCCACTTAATAGTTAGGTCTGTATAGTTTAACGCCCCTGCATTAGTGCCGTTATCTTCTATAAAGCCTAAGTTCTTTGTTAAATGTTTCGTAGAAAACAGTTTATATTTCCTAGGATTATTTAGGGGTCCAAACGAATAAGGGGGAGTATTTCCTGCCTTAAGTGTTTCATCCATATCAATTGTCCATAACCCCATATTATATATACCCCCATACAGGTTAGAATATCCCACATCTCCTGAGCCTACGGTAATGGAATATTCAACCGTTCCTGAATTAGTAGCATCTATACCTCCTGATACATGAAGTCCTCCTTCTCCCTGTTGTTCTGCAACTGTTGGAGAATACCCTATTACAGGCTGGTATTGGGTGGGTAGGGTAATTCCATAAGACAGGGGATGCTGTTCTAATTGCGGGGCATACCAATATATTTCTTTGTTGTAAACATCTGAGTCAGCGGCATTGTTGGAATTTCCAATATAAAATATAGGCACCATATTATCTCCTTCAGAAGTTCCTGTATTTGCAAGTCCCTCCACAGTAATTCCCAACCTATACCAACCATTGGTTACATCTTCAATTGTAGTAGTACTTGAGGCAGCAGGAGTACCATCAATTGTAGGAACACCATCTATAAATTCAAAGTCTTCTGAATATGATATAAGAGGAGCGTCTTGGTCATAAATAGCTAATTCAAAATAAGTAGCTGATGTAGTGGGGTTATCATGTGCTTTTACATAAACACTATAACAGATAGCGGAATCTGCTCTAAAATCTGGAATCCTAGCATAACCAGGGGCAACGGAAAGGGCTTGTCTACCCGTTGGTGAGGTTCCGTTTGCGCTTAATATTAAAGAGGAAACTCCACCAAAAGGGTTAGTGTACAGTACACTTGAAAATGTCCCCAAATGATTACCAGCAAACGGTGCCCAAACTGTACCCGTTAAATCAGAATTAAAGATAATTAGTGGGTCTAACGCAGTATCAACAGTATAACCAAACAAGTTAGGATTAGATACCACACCCACTTTGTTCTTAGCATCGTAAACCTTTCCAACAAACCCAGACACATCCATAGAACTTGCTTCATTTATGATGCTGTTGTAGGTTCCTGAGACAAAGTTGGGATCAGTTCCGTTATCAACATGCAAGTAAGCAGCAGAGTTATCTAAAGAACTCACAAGAGCCCAATTAGATCCTCCTGTACTAGAGCCTTCTGGGTAGCATCCAAGATAATAGGCTTGAGGACCTATGGAACCCATCGCACTAAAACTATAAATGGTAGGTCCATATAAAGCTGCCCTCCAATCTAAAAATTGCTGCCCATGCTTTACATTAAAAGAAGAATATAAACCAGCAGCATCGTTTGGATATAAATTAAGGAAGTTTGGAAGTTGACTACCTTGTTCTCTATAAGGAATAACATTTAAGTTTTGTCCCATATTAAATCCACTAAGAGAAGAAGAGGTATCCAATAAAGCAGTGTTTCCATCCTCTACTCTAGTACTAGCAGGATTGGGAGGACTTGAAAGATAATTAGTGGGAACATACGAGGAGGTTAGTAAATTATTTTCTACGGAGGTTGGAATATTTGCTGCTACAGCCCTATACTTTGTAGGACCATTTTTAGTTCCAATAGGCCACTGTTCCACTTGAGGAGAAGAGAGCCATATTCTTTTGTTTGATGTGGCAACACTTCTTTCTGCCCCTGGGGTTGGGCTATCCGAACCCATCATAATGTAAACCTGCATAGGATCTCCCTCTACCGTCTCTCCTCCATTATCAGGAGAACCAAATCCGAATCCGCTAACAGTGATATGCATTCGATACCAATCACTACCTACAGCCTCTTGCCCATAAGTTAGAAAATCTTGTCCATAAGACTTATGCGAAGGAACAGTTCCAGCCCACTCCCATTCAATCTTATTGGAGGAATTCTCACCAGGAGGAGGACCTCCTCGGTCATATAAGCGCAAAGCAAACGAAGAAACCGCATTAGAAGAAGGTTTCTTTACATACCAGCTAAGGGTAGTATCATAACCTTCTTTCCAAGTTAAAGTGTTCCCTGCTGATAAGGAGGCTATTCCACTGATGGGAATAGTATCCATCATTGGTAAAGAAGCAGTCGGTGTTACATCTACTGAAGAAAGCTCTGTAACATTTGTTCCACCAAAAGGATCGGTCTGGGTACTTATAGAAGAAAAACTCCAAACATAGGTCGTACCATTTTGTGTCCAATAATCGCCACTCTTATCTGTAGGATCCACCCAACTTAAACCAGGAGCCCCACCAGGATCATCAGTATAGAAAAGTAAGTTAGGATTGGGTATGGGTTCGTTTAATACTCTAACTGTTCCATTATCCTCGACCGCTCCTGAACTATGATCTCGATTTAGTACACTACCTGAAAGGTCCCAATTATTAGCTTCATATCCTTGATTATTAAATTGTCTGGATGTGGGCCATCTACCTAACTCAAGTTGTTGTCCATATGCATATATACCACCTGAAGTTTCTCCAGTAGGGGAAGCCTCCCATCCAGCAGGAATGAAACTAATATTAACCCCACTCAACCCTGAAACAGGGGCTAAAACAGAGGTCCAAACCTTATACCACCCATTTCCTGCTTCCTCTATACCTGCTCCCTCATCCCAGTAATCAATACTATAGCCTCCAGTAGCTTCTCCTCTATTATCTGTATAAAATCCAATGCCAACACTAGAGGGGGTAGTAAAGTCTGGACTGGCGAGATACGGATCTGTACTTGCTCTCGCTTTTGCAAAACCACCAAGATTATCATAATTCTCCCCAACTAATTGAAGTTTAATATGGGGTCTATTTTTAGGTGCGGTACTAGTATGAGGATAGGGATGAAAAGGCTCATCGGGGACTGGGGATTTTATGTATACTGAGTAACAAAACCAATTATCTTGCCCCCCACTTGTTGACCAGGAGGGGGTGGCTCCCAAAGGACTCCCAAAACTTAAAGCCAGTGACCCGTTTCCAGAAGTACTTATATCAGTTACAGATAGCGCATGGGCTATAGAAGACGGAACATTTTCATATTGAGTAGGGGGTAATATTTCAGGAGCCGAACATACTTCAGTGTAGGCTGTATCCCAATAAACTTGTCCGTTAGGATCATCCCCCTGAGCAGAGGGAGTACTATAGTAAAGCAAATTCCTTCTACTATTCAAAGCATGAGCATTGTACTGATAAGCAGATGCGTCCTTACCAAAGGAGATAGCTTGGATGGTGTAGTTAGAAGCGTCTAGAATAGAGGAGGTAGCGTGATCTTCAATACCTGACAAGGAAGGAGAGACTGTCATAATGTCAGCTAGTAGTTCTCCTGCCCCATTCACAAGAAGGTTACTTTCCTTGTGAAGAAGTTTGTCTCCATCCCAAATTTCTACTTCGCCTCTCATCAGTTATCTATCTCCACATTTTCATAATTATTATGATTAGCTTGTTTAGTTACTCCAGGAGTCCAATCGGGGGCTATACGATAATTCAATCTACTACCACCACTTAGTTCTAAAGTGCCTGATGTAATTGTAGCCTCTCTGGAAGCAAGAGTAGTAGCATACATTCCCGTACCTAATCCCGCTAATCCATTATAGAACTTTAAGACATCTCTAAGTTGGCTTTTATCTAAATAAAGCTTATCCTCTGTTACAAAAGGTCTAAGAGGAATTCCGCTAGTCTCCACTCCATGACCTGTTCCAATACCTGTATTCTCTCTCTGGGTGACATCCTGAAGTTCAATAGAATCAATTAGGAGGTACTTGTCTGGGTTATTGTTGGGCATAAAGAAGACTTCCACAATGTAATTCGTGTCATCCATGTTCACTTGTTCTGTAACCTCATAAACATCATTCTCGATTGGAATAATATCAAGATACTCAAAGTTATTATGTATAGTAAAGTTTCTAGTATCAAATTCTATTTCAAAGTTTTCAAAATACTCATCCTTAAGATTCTTAAGAGTATTATTATTTATAACTTCACTTGAATCCGAAGTATTACCTAAACAGAATTCCTCCTCAGAAGGAGGAGGCATCTTGATTGGGAAATCATATATATGAGCTAGAGAGTTCTTAACTCCTGGGATAGATAGGGTACTTTCTTCTGCAACTTCCCACTTTCCATTTGGAGTCCAAGACCATAGGTATCCATTAGGAGTTATTGCGTCAGGTATATCGCCTACTACTGCTTCGTAAGGAGTAGGGAGGGTCTGGGTTGCTCCAATGGGCCACTGCTCTAATTGGGGAGAAGAAATCCATAATGTTTGCCCTGAAGTCTCCTCGGCACTGGAGTATATATCATCCACTTCAGTTCCCATGTAGAATATAGGTAGCATCTCATCTCCCTCAACAGTATTTCCTCCTGGACTACGGCCAAGACCACTTAACTCTAAACCACATCTATACCAACCATTCCCAACATCCTCAAGAATAGGGACAAGGAAATCCTCAGTATAACTACCCGCCAATGTTAGCACTCCGCTAGTTGCTTGATCATACCCATTCGGGAAATGGAAATATGCGCCGTGAGATTCGTCAGGAACATCTTTGTCATAAATATTCATAAGAAAGGCAGAAGCTGCATTGTTTTCTGAAGGTCGCTTCACATACCAAGTAAATGATGTTTTTACGCCTGATTTAAATTCTCTAGTTCTTGACTCATATCCAGCGGCAACAATATCGTCCTCAGACTTAATTGATAGATAAGGCCAAAAAGTTGGTGTTGTTCCATCCGAAATAGTTGCACTAAGTTCTACACTAGAAGGCCCACCAAACGGATTAGTTTCAAGGATAGAAGAAAAAGTAGGAAGATAGTCCACATTACCATACCAATACACCCCAGCCGTATCTCCAGCAGGAAAATCTAAACCAGGAGAACTTCCAATATCCTCAGTATAAGAAAGTAAGTTTTTATTCCCATCTAAGTACTTAGGTTTAGTATGAATCCATACGCCTAACTTACCTCCTCCCAATATGGGAGAGTTTTCTTCAGCAACTAAGGACTTTACATTAAGTTTAAATTTGTGATCTTTAATAAAGTGGTTAGGTCTATCTCCATATGAAGACAAATCAAAGCGCAGTCTTGGCAACCCTCCAAGAGACTTACACTTAATAACGCTGTTGTTGATAAGAGCATTCTCCATTCCAGGGGTAGCCTTAGAAGAATCTAATTTAAATACACTAAACTGATTAGCGTTAGGTGCCCCCGAAGTTTGAACAAACTCAATACCACTTAAAATATGGGGGTTTCTAAACTCTGCGCCATACTCTTGGTAAGGATAAGCTTGGCCTGTGTTTACATTAAATGGGGATCTATAAGTACCAATTAGCGGAAGCACGGACTCCTCTGGGCCATAAGCAATGTAAGTTCCCGAAGCAATACCATCTCCATAAAACGCTACAGCACAGGTACTGAATACCCCAGACCCGCTATTGTATGCAATAGGAACCACACTAGCAATACTAGATGCGATATAGTTTCCTTCTAAGGTAGTTGCAGCGGATCCAGCCAGATCAAAATCACAGTTGTAAAGACCTTTACCAAACACTTGAGCAAATATATTGCCTCCAGTCTTAGCAGCCTCAGTTAATCCCAAAGGATGTTTAGCAAAATACTTACAATAGTCTCTGTGGGCCTTCTGCAATCCAGTACCGAAGCTAAAGTTCTCATAGTCAGCAAAAGAGTTTAGAACAAAGCCACTAGCAATAGCTTCATTAGCAAAGCTTTGTCTGTTATTCTTCCAATAAGCATCAGCAGCATAAGCATCCGTATTTAAATTAATTTGTTCATTAGCATAATCATAAGCCTTAGCTTCGAATAGCTCATGCATGGTGTTATATAATTCAGGAACCTGACCTCTATCTACATACCTAGCGGTGGTTGAACCCTCTTCTGGCATCTTGCTATTTGATCCAAGAGCAGTTAATCCCCTATAAGGATAAGTTGCGCTAGTATAAACTCCTGAGAACTGACTGGTAGACTCAAGCTTCTCACACTCATGCCAAACCCCTGATGGGTTGATGGGGTCAAGTATGGGATAGAACTCTCCTGCTGAAGGCACATACCCTAAGGTAAGTTCTCCTCTATCGTTATTATTAGTGGGACTGGCTCCTTCTACTGCCTGATATGGGCTAGGGAGTTTATCCCCTTTTGATATAAGCTTCTGCTCTAGTTGAGGAGAAGATATATATAAGTGTTTTGGACCGCCAATCTGAAGATAGAAATAGGGGAGTATTCTATCTCCTTCAAAAGTCTGCGGGTCATCTGTTCCAGGGCCACTCGCCCCTAAACCGCTTGTAGATATACTACATCTATACCAACCATTTCCCACATCCTCCACATAACCTGAGTTTATATCGGGCCAAGTACTTTCACTTACTACTGCTACAGTACCAGCCCCACCATTACTCCACCCGAAGGTAACTTCATTAGAGTAAAAGTCTGTAGTATAATCGTAAATGTTTAATCTAAATTCATCAGAAGCATTTGTTGCTGGCTTCTTAATATAAAAACTGAATATAGTATAATAAGCTGCCCTATACACAGGATTCCTCTGTGTATTAAGTCCATATGCAAATATAGCTCCCCGACCCCCGGCACTCTCTGTCGAACTAAAATCCGTAGAAGAGGGTCCACCAAAAGGATTTGTTTCTAATGTGGATGAAAAAGTACCTAAGTTTCCTGGATTACCGTACCAATACTCTCCTTTAATATCAATGGAACTTCCCCCTGTAGGAGCCACACCCATATCTAGCCCAGGTGAGCCTCCAAGATCCTCAGTGTAAGCGAATAAATTTGGATTCTGAGCTTCTAGATCCCAATTCACAGGAGAATTGAATCCAGTCCTATCGTAGTATCCTTCATGGGGGAGGAGGTACTTGAGGTTGCGCCTCCTAAGGGCTCGTCTTCCTACATTTGAAAAAGCAGCAACATTCGTAGTTGAATTTAGGAGGGAATCTCTAATATTATCAACATCACCTCTTTTAAATGTATTTAATCCTCCTCGCCCATCATTATCTCCTGGTGCAACTGTGCCCATCGAGACTCCGCTATACTCGAAGTTTCCTAGAACAGAGGCTGAAGTATAGGAGGCTCTATTATCATCTTTATCAAAACCTAAGTATTCCCACTTAGTACTTGAAGTAGAAAGGGAATCTTCCGCACTTGCAGTTAGGTTTACTCTAGTGATAGCATGAGCAGGAGAGAACTCTCTTGCTACTCTAGCTGCTTCATACAAAGCATACTTTCCATCACCCTCTAAAGTAGTTTTAGCAAAATCAAAATCAGTATCTTTAAAGTTAATGAAGAGGTGAGAGGACTTTCCATTCCACAAGCCCAACAAGTTCTTCTCATAGTCGGAGATACTCAGCATCACATCATCAAAGTTTGATGGAATCTGAACTGAACTGAAGAACATTAGCATCTCATTCAAAGCACCAAGGTCTGAATCATCTGTTACTGCACTACTAAGAATATAATTACCAACCTCATCAGCAAAACTATCTTTTACTCTGAAACACTTAAGTCTTTCTACCAATAAAGCAACCAGATCAGCAGTGACAGTAGAATCTCTATAGTATTTTACTTCCTCAAACGGAGGCAGAGGATAGTTTTGTTTATCTCTATAAGTAAATAGGAAATTCAAATCTCCTTCTGGCTTAAGATAGGTTGGTCTCTCTCCCGTAGTTGGATGTTCTGACCCCGCCATGTACACACCAGAACCTAACGCACCAAACCCTGTCGCAGCCTCAAAAGCCTTACTCTCCCCAAACAGTTTAGCATCTTGTTTGTAAGCTTGATATCCATTACTGTTATAAGTATGGATATGGAACGGCTTCATTCTTGGTTCATTAATAATAGTATACAGTTTCGTCTTGCATCCATTACTATCAAGCTCCCATAACTCAGGTACAGCAAACTTCTGTCCATGGAATAGGAAATTATCAGGGAAAGCTTTATATAAATCTAACAGAATATTATCAATAACTATTTTAATATTTTCTTCTAGACTACTAGTGCTGTACGAAATAATTCCTGCTTGATCAGCTAATCCAGGAGTCCAAGTATTTAAGTCTTTAAATAACGGAGATTCTGTTCCTAAGGCATACCAAATCAATTGAGGAATATAAGACTCCCAAAGTTCATCCACCTTACCAGAGACATCAAAAACGGAATCAACAATCAACGCATTGATGGCTGCTTGAATAGCTCCTAAAGTTCCTGACTGCTTATAAAGATCTAACGCTAATCGTAGTTGGTGTCTCCACTTAGAAGGAGAATTACCACGAAGTTTAAATCCAATAAGGTCTGCTATGTACTGGATATACTCATCTTTAACATTTTCAATATCATAAATCAAACCAATATTTTCAATTTCATTAGTAAGATCAGCAAACTCGTACCCCATAAGATTAGTAAACTTTCTATGAGGTCCCTTAGCTACTCTGTTCGATAACATTAATGACGCATCAATATAATTATCAAACGCAGACTTAACAGTATAATCCTGCTCGTCAATATAGAGAGGGGAATAAACTACATCCATTAAAGTTTGAAGAGCATCAAGTTTCTGGGTTCCACTAGTATATGTTGGAAGAATTCCCGCACTAGCTTCCGTAATACCATCCGCTGTTCCAGAAATAAAATCAACAGGAATATATGCACCGAAAGAACAAGTTTCGATATTTCTCCATAGATACTCTGTTAATCCTTTAACACCATCAACAGTCTCCAAAGTCTTTCCTAAATATAAAGAATTTAAAGAGCTAAGAACATAGCTCGATGGAGAATAATCTAACCCTCCATCAGCGGAAGTATTTAAGAAATACATCCATCCCAAATTATCCACTAAGTAATTGTGAACACTACTAGCATTTACATTCCCCGTTAACGCTGAGAGCGTACCTATGTTAGCTTGAAGTGGGTTTACCTCAGTAAGAGTCGGGGGTATGATCATAGGAAGCAAAGTCCCAGACAAATAGGTAGTGAACTCTGCGCTCGTATCGTAGTTTGATAAAGTGGTTCCCAAGGGAAGCAAAATCTTACTTTCAAATAAGAAAGGATTAATCTTAGTCAACCCATTTTGTTTTACGAAGTACTGAGATATTCCACTGATATTTCCTAAAGCACTAGTTTGGCTATTAGCCACCCCCGATAAAGGTATGACATTAGAAATGTTTGCAGCAACATTTATATGAGAATTTATTACCTGGGAAACAGGGTTTATCTCAGTCCCACTTAGAGTTAGATCCTCCGTCCTATACACCTCAGGGGTAATAAGTTCCACTAGATCTACAAAGTTTGTCTTGTAGTATTTTCTAGGATTTGGTGTGTACTTACTGTCTCCCATTAATCTAATAATACTATATTAATTGTTAAATTATTCAGTTGAACAATTTCATTGAAATCAATTGTAATATCTTTTTCAACATTATCTATGGTGGAATACCTAACCTCATCCACTTCAAAGATTTGCCTATTCATTTCAGATACATTAAAGTCTTCTCCGAATTCACGATTATCTACATTCATGTAGGTCAAGATCTTATCTCTAACTCTTGCTTTGATTTGATCCTGATTCTCTTCCTCTTCTCTATCAATTCGGATTGTAGTTACTAAGTCTAAAGTTCTAATAAGACCATCCACAATAACAACATCATCAGTTGCCATTTTCTTTTTGTTTATATTAGTTAGTAATTGAGTTTTAAAGTTTGTAGTTGCTCGTTGCAACTGTAAATCTGATGCTTTCTCTAGAACATAAATGTCAATTATATTAGCAGAAGAGTATGCTTGTCTGGTTGCCGCAGTAGCCTTACCCACAGTTCCAAAAGTACTGATAAAGGTGTTAGCAAACACTGAATAATCCTCTAAGGTCACTAAGCGATCCTGTCTTCTAAAGTTTAAAGGAGCAAATCGTTTAGCATGATCTAAAGTCTCAGCATTTGCACCTCCAGTACCTTTTGAAGTGTTTGTTATTGAAACAGTATCCACCGTTGGTGAGCCCCCAGTAATACGAACAGAAATATTATTATTAATAGTATTCTTCCCTATGTTCCCTCGGGTTCCTCCTCCAACTCTATAAAAGACAGAATAGTTAGAGGTATTGTCTGGTGATACTCCAACGCTGCCGTCTCCAAAAACCACTGTAGCCAAATAATCATCATCGTAGATAACTTCAAAAATCTTGTCAGAAGATCCAGAAGCGAAGAACACATTAGGCACTTCAACAAAGGCTCCGTTCTTGGTAGAGTTAGGTCCAGTAGTAAATACCTGAACGCTGCCCTCTACAACAGGACCCTTAGTGAGCTTAATTGTCTTTACCCCCTCAGTAGCAGCAAAGCTACCTGTATCTTTAACTAAAGCTCCTTCTTGTAAAACCACATTTTCAAAAACTGTTACAGGAGATCCCTGTCCTTCTGAATTATTAAGAGTAATTGATCCAGCAGAATTTATCGTATCCACTAAACCATTGACAACTTTATATAAAGTAAAAGTTAATGCTCCTCCATCTTCAGGAGATGTAGTTTCAATTGTTCTGTCTGCTGCCCCAATCAATAAAGTGGATCCAACTGTCTGAGTGGCAGTAAGTTTAGCATCAGCAGCCGAAGAAAGAGGACCTTTCATACGAATTCCGATTAGCTGTAAAAGCTTTTTAACACTAGGTCGCTGTGTGGCTGTGGCTAAGAAGTTCTCATTCGCAAGCATATCAGCTTTCATGGACATAACAGATCCCATGTAAGCCACAAGCTCTAGGAACATCATTCCTAAATCAGATTCTACAAAATACTTATAATCTCTAGGATAAACTGCCTTAGCATAATCAATTAGAGAATTCCTAAGAGTAAGAAAATCGGTAGCAGCAAAGTTAATAAGAGAAGGTCTCTTTACTACAGGGACTTCTGCTAACTTCATAAAGTCCGATGTAATAGTTCCAGAAAAGTTCATGATATATTTACCTCAACATCAAATGTTTCTAAATCAGCAGTATCTAATTTTAATGATAAGATTACTTTAAGTGAGTTTCCCCCTGCTGGTCCTGCTTCTCCTAAAGGAAAGACAGCTAATTTTGCAATCTTGGCTCCTACAATATAATTCTTAAATGAATATTGAATCTCTCTCTTGATTGATTCGAAAGTAGCTTCCTCCAGTGGTTGGAAAAGATATTTTCTTAGATTGCACCCAAAATTGGGAAGCATAACTCGCTCCCCCCTCTCTGTTAAAAGAAGCTGCTTAACTGCTTCCCTAATCATAACAACACCAGACCGCTTTGAAAAGAACCCTCCTCCTGGAGAAGATCCTAGAGGGAAAGATAACCCGTAGACCTCCTGCCTGTGGGAGACTGGTCCTTGTTTCATATACCTAGGAGGTATACTTCCAAAAACTGAAACTGTTTGATTAGCTGCCATTACATCTTAATATTCTTGAAGAAGCCTTGTTGGGCTTTGTAGTTCTTTAAAACTTCTGCATTATCTAGGGCTCTAGAGTAAAATTTCAAGCTTCCTATGTGACCACGAAGACCACTTGTTATTCCCCCACGATCTCCTCCCAAGAAATTCCCATATCTATACATTCCATCTGTATAGCCTCCCCCAACTATCCAAGGAGTATAGAAAGTATTTAGTAACGGTCCTTGTTTAAGTACCGTAGGACCATCCACCGTAGTAGAAGAGTACTGGAAGCTATTATCTTTCTTAAAGGAGGGTAGATTGGGCGGGATTCCTATATCGACACCGAATACGGCTGATATAGATGAAGTAGCAACTAACGAACCATCAGCAAACATCTTAATAGTATTTGTAGTAGGATCACAGGCTATATCAATAAGAACAAACTGGGAAGACACACTCCCAAAGGCTGTAGCAGAGAGATCTACCTTCATCTTATGGAAGGTTTCCAAGTCTTGACAATCATCGCTATTAATCCAAGAAGCAGAGGAAGAGTCTCTAGCTTGAGTTGGGGCTATAAAGAAACTCAACGAAGATGCTGGGTCGTTATCGTAATTATTATTACTATACCCTGATAATCCTAACCCATACCCAGCCTCTGTAATTCTCCTATCTCTAGTAAAGCCGCAAACCATTCCTCGGACAAACTGCTCACCTCTTTTATTTTCCAAGAAATCTAAATCTCGCTCGGCTCCAACGCGATCCAAAGCAGATGCCCCAGATGCAGCACCAACATTATCACTAGCCAAAAGAACTTTTGTTAGTGAGGACGCTGTAGAACTAAGCCACCCAATACCCCCATCCATAATATCAGGAATGTGAGCCCAACATTCCATAGTAAATCCACTTGGCGAATAAGTTAGATCTTGGAACTCTTTGGTGTCAGGCAGCTTTGCGTAGGATCCAAGAGCGGAGGCAGCAGCAGTATCTGTAGATTTGTTCTTAACAATACCTTCAAGGTAAGGAATGCTTAAACCTGATACAAATACTGTTCTTTTAGATGATCCCACTAATTGAGCATTATTATACATATTTTCAGTAGCACAGTTTGTTACAGAGAAATCAACTGAAGAAGGTAATTCTAGAGTGGTCTCAAGAAAATTATATATCGCAAACAAATCTGTATTTACAATCTGATCATTCAAGGATAGGACAGTTCCAGCATTTGCAGACGAAGGAGAATAAAGAATAGAACCTTTTCCTACTGTAGGTACATTTAAATGTTCAATAGATAAAGAAGGGGGTTTTGCACTTGTCTTGGCAAACTTAGCATCAATAGGCAAAACAATGCCTACAACATCTGCTTGCTTAAAAATCAAGGCATTCTGTTTTTCAAAGTCTACTGCTAAGTTATAGTCAGCTAAGTATGAAAAATCATTAATGGGCACCTCTCCAGGAGCAAACCTAGGCCCACTTAAGTCCCCATAAATCTGCGGTGCCTTTATAGCTACTTCAATTTGTTTCTTTCTTCTATTTATCTTACTATTGTGATTAGCAATTTCAGAAATAATTAATTGCCTTTGGTTTTGTATAACTGATAAGGCTTCTCCATCATCAATAAAAGTCTGCAAATCGGCAGACAAATCATAAACTAGTTTGTTTCGTTGTTGTTGCAGTACTGAAAGGAAGTGATCCTCGTCATAATACAATTGCAGACCTTTACTATCATCAATTCTATTAGGATCAAAAATATTATCTGTAAATTGGTTTAGAGACTTAATAGAGACTGTTTGACCTTTGCCGCCTAGGTTGGGATCATAATCATACTTCCACTGATCTCCAATAGGAACTATTCCCGAAATAGCTAGGAATACGGGATCCAACCCGCCCGACTGAGAATCGTAATAAAGTCCATCGGAGGTTAACACATATTGACCAGCAGAAGATTTAGGAGGTCCGTAAGTAAGTCTGAATACTTCTTGTTCTTCTCGTCCAACTTCAGGGTCCTCTAAGGAACATCTTGTATAAGTAGTTTGATCAAGGAAGGGATCAAGCTCAGAAGAATCTAAGAAACACGGTTCCAGAGAAGGATCCTCTGCTCTTGACTCTAAAATGTTATTAATAGTACCAGCAGTAGCATCACACTTAGAAATAAAATCAATAGCCTTTGCAAGAGTCTCCTTGTCCCCAGCATACATAGAATCAAATAATTCATCAGCCGCTGAAGTGTCTAAAGTGGCTCTGGGGTCAGCAGCATTCCCTGATTGAAAAGATTCTAAAGTATTAAATTTCTCCAAACAATCTTCTACACTGCCGATCAAATCTTGGATATCCTCATAATTTTGATAAAGACCAGTACCAACAGAAATAGCATAATCAATAGCCCCCAACAAACCAGTTAAATTATCACCTTCTTGCTTATTATCATTATCTACCCCCATCCAGGAAGTATCTGAAATCCAAGTAAATATCCCCCCTTCAGTAATAATCTCATATACCCCCGTACTCATTCCAAGCTTCTTGAATACTCCAGCAACTACTTCTTTAGCTTTAGATTTTCCGATATTTACTTTAGATAATATGCCACTCAATACCCCAGAGGGCAATAAACTTAATGCATTCCCAGCTATGTTAAACATACAGCTAGGAACACCATAAGCCATCCCCAGGGCTTGGAGCGTTCCAGTCCCTGTCTCTCCTTTAACTTTTAAAAATATTTCTCGATCAAATGATGCCATTGTCAATCCTCGTTAATATGTAGTGATTCCTTTAGGTTGATAGATACTTTCCTCAGATGGGGTCTCTACAGGAGTTGGGTTAGCTCCACCCCCTGCTAAATGAATCTCGCTTCCATCCATATTTATTACTCCTTCTGATTTTACTTCTATAGAATTACAGTCAAGACTAAACTTTCCAGTCTTCATCCTAATCTCCTCATCTGCATTAATATTAAGACTTCCTCCTTCTGCATTCAAAGTAATATCTCCCACAGTTTTTATAATAATACTTCCATCTGTTCCTTTAGTTTCTATCTGAATTACTTGTCCAGTATTCTTTCCTTCTGGGTCTAAGCATTGAATAAATATTCTTCCTGCTCCTGCGCCCCCCAATGTTAATACATTCACATCCCTCCACTTACTTTGAATATTAACACTACCCTGATTAACATCATCTCCCCACTCAACATCATTTGCAAAATTTAGAAGTTGTAACTCACGCCCATCTTTAGCTACAACAACATCTGTTTGAGAATGACTAACTAATCTTTGGGGTCCCTGTGTATCAACCAAGAAAGCTCTATCTGGAACACCCATACCTGCTCCAGCCATGGTGTCCCCCCCAGGCGTACTAGTAAGTTTCATTATACTACCATTTCCACTATCGAAAACTATAGAATCAATAGCAGGACTATCATTTAAACTAATACTTTTATTTGCAGGTGATTTTAAAGTTGTGTATTTATTAATAGCACCCCTGCTATCAGGTGTGGGGGTTTCATCTAGGTGCTTTATCTGGCGAGGTGACATCGTAATACCCGCATCCTCATATTGACCTAGTGCTAAGTGCTTTGATCTACTCGTACCTGGGGCGTAATCGTTAGCTATAACAAGTCCTTCCCCCTCTATACCAGTTAAGAGAGGAGACCCAGGCCCTCCCCTACTCGATTCGGGTGTTCCCGTAGAAGGAGGTCTTGATAAAGGTGGGGTCCGAGCATCAAGTATTCCATCACCCGTAGTTTGCCTAGGCTCAGGACTGAAAGTAGAGCCCATATAATACCACGAATCGGAACAAGAAGGTCTAATAACGATTACTTCAACCCCTACCTCAGGTACTGCTATAAACGCACCCTCTCCATTAGAGGCATAAGGGCTAGTATACATAACTGTCATTTCAGAACCACCTAGAGCGAAAATTCTTGCTACAAATGATCCATTTTCACTCACATTTGTACGATCTGTAACTTCTGCTAAAGATATTAGTTGTTCAGCCATCGACTTCTTCCTCCTTCTTAACACTTGAAAAATCAGGAACATTCTTAAGTAATCTGAACTCTGACTCACAAGCTCCAGTAGAGATACTATGTTTAAATCCCATTATTTTATAAATACCGCTAAAAAATGAATTAAGTAATGATCTATTAGGGGGATTACTTTGCATTATCCCAGTTTCTTGAGCAAAAACTACACATTCACGACCCATTGTGTGCTGCGCTGATAGATGAAAGAATGGTAAGGTTTTAATAGTCATCTGAAGGGCTTTTCTATACATCTCTTCCATAAAATCAGTTTGAAGCGTCTGAGGATTTCCAGGGAGGTTTTGTTCAACCTCTACAAATGATGCGTAATTGAAGCGTTCGGCCAACTCTAGGGTTGCTGCGATACCATCAGCCGCCTTCTGGGGATTTGGGAACCACACTGGGTTCAAGGATTCCACAAGTTCGGGAGTCATCAGTCTTGCTAATTCAGCAACGAGAGCTTGACGCTCTGGTTCTCCTAAACCTAACGAAAAATTCTTTTGTTTAAGGTATGCCTGCGCGGCTCCTCTACTCCTAATAGGGAAAGATCCAATTCCTAAAGGGAGAACCCCTTCTGCTACTCCAGAAGCCTTTCTTTTCACCATTTTTTTAAATTGACCTTCTAATGCAGCAAAATAAATAGGAGCGAACTTAAAATTCATATCTAAAATGTTAGGATTTTGAGTATTGTACCTAAAAATAGGAACACCCGCTTCTTCTATGTGCTTTTTTTCCACATCCTTAAAAATAACATCATTATAAGCAAAATCATCAGGAAGATAAGAAATATCTCCAAATGATCCTACCCCTGTTACAGGTGGATAGGCAATCTTCCGTATTGCAGTATTATATTCTGAATTAGTGAGGGAAATTTGATCTAATGGATGAAGTGGAATTGCTAGTAAAGAAGCAATTTTTGCTAAAGTTAATTTCTTTTCAGCAGCAGCCTTATCTTTATAACTTGTAGCAGAGTCTGGGTCATCTAGTTGAGCATATTGATGTATTCCAGGCGAGGATAGCGTTTCTGCTTCACTTTCTGCTAAAGCTGCTTTCTTTTGTGAATCAGCAACATGTTTATCCTGTCTTTTCGTTGTCATCCTACCATAAAGATATTCCTGAATCATAGCTTGATCTCCATAAATTATGGCTTCCTTACTTTCATTAAATAAACTATAGCCTCCAAAAGTAGAAAGCTTATAAGTGGGAATACCTCCTACGCCTTCTGTCCATAAATTTAATAGGTTTGTATCCGTCTCAGTAAATTTAGCTATTTCAAGTTGATAATTCTCTTTTGAATATTGAAGAATTCTGTCAGTAACAGACTGTAGTTTAGCCATATGGTCAGGAATTCCTTTATCACTGGCTCCTTGAATACGAGCAACAAACTTTTTCTTAAAATAATTCATATAACTCGCTTGGGCGCAACTAGATTTTTCATAATCTAATCGGTTCAATATGACTGCATTTGGGTATGCTATAGGAAGACCATGAAGAGGTGTATCCTCCACTGGAGTAAGCTCTAAACAAAAAGATTCTAGAAGTTTTTGTATATAATAATACTTAAATCCTACCTCTCGTTGTCTCTTCAGGTAATTTGGTCCTTTACCGAAGTTTCCGAACCCAGTAGGCGCACCTAATGGATCTATCCAAGTTACTCTTGCATTTTTAGCACTTTCCTCCATCCATTGGCTACAAATAATATTAATATTAGGTAGTAATACAATAACATTCGGGTTATTAGTAGCATTTTGTATATATTCTCTTAAGGCATCCACGATAATGGAATGAAAATCTAGCTCACCTATTTGAGAAGCAGCAAAATCAAGATTGATAGATTCTAATACTTTTTTAGTTTCCTCATTTTTATTCTTTAGAAAAGTGGGGACGGGGTGCAGAGGATTGTTTGCACCTCCAAGATCTAACCACTCTAAAGGATCATACCTTGGTCCAGTAAGGACTTTATTACCATCTTTTTCAGTATAAAACTGTATAGGTTTGGAGTCTCCAGCAGTTCTCATGGTAAGACCAGCCAGATTGAAATTTATCTCCTCATTATAAGCTCCTTTTCTGTGACCTATATGAAGATCCTTAGCAGATGGTTGGAGTTTTATGGTAAGTTTTCTAGCTCCCTCTACCGAAATATCCGCACCTACAAGTACAGTTCTATGAGGACCAGCCCATAAATCTAAATTTTCTCCAGTTCCATAAGCCACATATATCTCTTTTGTATTAAACTCATCTATATATTCGTCTAAAAATTCAGCAATATATTGATCACCGTACTCCTGTTGGCTCTCTTGAATTTTTTTATTAATTATTGTTTGATTATAATTTTTACCTACATTTTTAGAATCGTTATAATAAAATCCTGCTACATTTTTAATAATATTATCTGAAATATAACGATTCTCAAACTTCTGCTCTGGATCAATAAAAGTAAGTAACATCTTCCAACCAGACCCCATGTTCATACTATGCTCAAACGAAATAAAATTTGGATTAGATACATTATCAAATAACAGTGTTTCCTCTCCACTAACAGACAAACCCTGAATTAAGCTTTTATATGTTGCTCCAGCAACAAAGAGTCTCTCCATTACCGCTTTGTTAAAACCTACAACTATATTTACTGTGGGGATTTTCATTAAAACTTAGGAATAATAATCTTCTGATTAACTCTAAAACCTTCTCCTGGATCAGAAATACCGTTTACTAGCATTAAAAGCCACCAATTCTTAGGAGTACCGTAAAATACATTGGAAATCAAATCAGGACGATGTTCATAGCCAGCAGGGATATAACCAACCTCATAATTATATGCAGATCCCAGGTCTGCTAATATAGAATCGAACTTAGGAGTATTTAGAATAGTAGTAGTTGTAACATTCCTATGCTTTACCATATTAACATCTAAGCTATAAGGCCCTTTATTTTTTCCTAATGAGGTCATGAGAATGCTCCTCCGTACCCAGGATCCATGCTATGTGTCTCGCCTAACACAACAGCTTCCCATCCCGCTAAATTATCTCGTTTTATAATATTATTAGCGTCTTCTGAATTAAACTCTCCAAAGTCTCCTGTTCTGATTTCCTCTAATTTCATATTAATTTTTAATTGACGAGGGAGGAGGGTATCTATGTCATATCCCACTGCCTCATTATAGCCAATTGAATAGTTTGTACAAATACAGGGAATATCTTGATATAAGATTCCATGTCTTAGTCTTATTATAGGAGGACCATAGATGGGGTTCTTAGAATAATTAACTACACTTGATCTAATGATGTTAGTCCAATAAATAATAATATCAATGATTTGATGTTTTAGTTGCATATCTTCATTATACTCAACTGTTTCCTTCTTCCATTTTTGTCCAAATTGTTTAATATTTTTTACCAAACCAGATCCAGGATTTGATACAATCTGTTCCAGAAGTAATTCATTAGCAAATTCTGGCCCCAAATTGTATCTGTTAACAAAACGAAATTTGTCTTCACTATTAAAAGCACCACTTGTCGTAACTTCTAAGGTATTTAAAACTTGTCTAGCGGAATCTCTAGCTAAGTCTTGCGTATATTTAGTTCCTAAAGTAAAAGCCATCCCCTTAGGAGTTGGGTCATCTTCATTTGGATTAAGAAACTCACGCTTTGCCATTTCTACATTACTTCTATCTGTATCATAATTAATGTAAGAATCTAAATTAACATCAGGATGTTCTTCTAGAATATGAGGAAGGGTTATATTAAAAGACAGATCTATTTGTCTAGAATCCGCTCCTAAGTAACTGTATAAATTACTTGATCTAGAGATCAAAGAATACTTTTGATATCGAGCTTTTTTCTTTTCTCTAATAACCACATTCTCAAAAAAAGGAAGGGCTACTACATAATAATCCGCACCCTTGGCAGGAATAGGAAAATAAAACATTAGCTTTGTTCTATTGGGTAATGCTCTGTCAACTATGTGTCTGTTTGTCATGGTTAACTCCTAGGTTGTATAGGTTCCTGCGCTTCAATTGATTTCCTCATAGCTGCTTCTCTTTGCTCAGTTGCAATCCGCAACTCCTCTAACATCTCTTCTGCCGTAGTATTAACACCGACATTTAGGATTGCTTCCATACTTCGCCCCAATATATTAGCTGTTTCATCTAAGAATGCAGGGGTAGTAACTTTTGGGGATGTATTTTCAGCAGTCTCTTTAGTATTCAAGCGAATAGCTGTAGCCGCCTCAAAGTTTCTCTCCATACCATCAATAATGCCACCTAAAAGCCTATTTCCCAACTTATCAGGATTATCGTCATTAAACAATTCTTTCCACTTTTCCATAGGGTCTTTCCAAATAATTTCCGCTGCATCAACGATATTCTCCGCAGCCTTATCTAAGCGACCTGAAACCCAAGCAAGTTGGCTATCAATCCCAGCAGTGCCTATGTCCGCTGATCTCCCGAAAGTAGCTATTGCTCGCACTCTATTATAAGCCTGTATCATCCCCTTAGTAAGCCGAAGAATTCCCCCATAAAGACCAACAAATGCAGCATCAACCAACCACAGTGATGATCTAAGACTTTGAAAAGGAACTGTTATTCCCAGGTGAACAGCCCAAGCAACAACCTTAGCCATAGTCTTCCATTCACCAGCAAGAGCTTTACCCCATTTCCATAACTGAGTAAATACAGGATCAAATACATTAAGTGTTACTCTAAGGCCATGCGCTAAACCTATAAGGATCTTGTGGAAGAAGGGTATCCCCTTCATTAGAAGTGGGTAAACATTATCAGCTATAGCCTTTCCTAATGGTTGCAAAATTTCCTTTCTTAATGTAGAAAGTGATTTAGCAAATAGATCAACCTCTTTTTGCTCCTCTTTCATCCGTTTACCTAAGTTATCTGCAACCGTTGTAAAGTTAATGGCTGCTGGGCCAAAAAGCTCTGCTGCTGCGCCTAATAGGAAATATGCTTCATCGGCACCACCAGCTATTTCTTTAAACTTCTTTGAGGCTGTTATGAAAGCTTCTTTTAAAATTTTGGCTGATTCTTCTGAACTCTTAGAAGCAGAGAGTTGTTCTCTTACTCCACCAATACCAAGCATAGTTAATTTCTCAAAACCCTTCATACTGGTATCCATAATCATTTTCATGACAGAATCTAACGGTTTCGCCATCTGAGGTCCCATTTCAGCAGTTAATGTGGCAAAAGCTTTCACTGTCCTATCACCCATACCTGCTAAAGCTTGTGCTGGGAAGGAGTCTTTTAATGCATCCATCGAATTAACAAGCTGATCAGTAGCAACCTGCCAATCCTCCCCTGTCTCCACTAAACTGACTGCCAAATTATTAGTCTGTTCTCTTGATAATCCTAAAGCAGCTTCCATACCTGCGAAAACTTTAGCGGTCTTAATAGACTGAGTTCCTGTTAAACGCTGTTGGTTAATTAATCTTGCTATTCCCGCAGTATTCCCTTGAAGACCAGCCTCCATACCTCCAATAGCAGCAGCGAACCTCTCGTTCATGTCTCCACGAAGACCCTCCATAGTTGGGCCTAAGGTATCACTAGTTTTCTGAAAAGTCTGACCCAAGGCTAAGGAGGCTTTTTGAGCATTATCTGCAAAAACAATACTCGCTCGGATAGCATCTTTCAATGCATCCATGGATTGGACCAGGCCAGCCACTCGCAGGGCATCCGTTAGAACCATAATTATAACTTCCTTATTCTTCTAAGAGGACCAAAGATATGACTCATAATGTATGTTCTATAGTTATCTTTGGGTAATTCCTTATTTTTATATAGAGTTTCTAGAGAAGCTGGTGTATAATCTCCACCTTCAGGTATCTTAAATCCTGTTAAAAGGAGATTTCCTGTAGCTGCTTCTCTGGTAATAGGCTCGGTGACTAAAAATAGTCTCTCTGCTCTACTACCCTTCCCTATACCTAAAATATATCTAAAGAACAAAACATCCCCTGGGTTAGCACAGGAGTCCGATTTGGGTACAATCTGGACATGATGCTGATGATCTGCCCCAACAGATTTTAAAAAATCTTGAGTTTGTTTTGAAAATTTAGCCATATCTCCCTATTATATATAAATATTAAGTTTAAACCATGAATAATAACCTAGAGATAGAGATTATAGATTTTCTTGATTTGATAAATGAAACACTTAGTTATTCATTCGTAGAGAAGTGGAGACATAAGTACTCTGAGAAGTTTGTTAAGCATTTTCAGTTGAAAGTTCTGGATGCTATGAATAAACAGAAGCCTATTAAGCTTGAGATGCTTTATAATTATCTAACTAAGAAGTGTAAGTATTCACCAGATCAAGTAAATAACTTCTTTAGGTCGGTAGAGATAGATATCTATCACCCTTTTATATATGGTACTTATCCTATGTCTTCTTCTTTCTAGCTTTTAATTCTTCTATTGTTTTCTGTACTTCATGCATGGTACAGAACTCAGGGCAAGCAGTCTTGTAAGCACACCAATTACAGAACTCATTCCTGTTAGACCTCATCTCGTTTTTCTTCTTCTTACGGATCTTCCAGACCTCATCAACGATCTTGCGTAAGTGAGCATTGATTTGAGGAACAGAGTATTGAACATGTACGAAATTGTTAGTAAGAGGATAGTAGTGAGCAGCTACGATCTTGGAGATGGGAACCTCGTACAGCTTACTGATCGCGTACACATAACCTTTTAGTTGGGTGTCCTGATAAAGCTCAACTTTAGACTTCTCCCTTTTAGAAGTCTTGTAGTCGATGATGAGATATCCCCCATCTTCACCCTTAATAATACGGTCAATGATACCATTCAAGGTGATATCGTCCTTTATGGGAACTTCAAAGACTAGCTCAACCCCTGCTGTCTCCCCCAATTTTGCGTTGAATTTAAGAAAATTATTAATACATCTTAAATCCTTGCCCTCATACTTCTTTGATACCTTGTATGAGCCTTTCACCTCTTCAGCGATCAACAGCATCTCATCTTGAGTCTTTGCGTTCACCCCGTCCTCTAGGACCTTGTGGATATAAGACCCAAAGTGAAGAGCATCGGTGTTGGTCTCTGGTGGTTCGGGGAGACGATCAACATACCGATAACGGTATTTCAGTTGACATTGTTTAAAGGTCTGGAACTTAGATTCGGAAATTGTTTTAATGTACATAATAGCACCTCAGTTTATTAGAGACTACATCACCCAGAAATTTAGGGATACTGGGAAACTCTCTGCTAGTGGGCGTGAGTTTATCATGGAGTCTTTGTTCGTGAATAACGACTGGAAGAAGCACATGAGCGTCAATGTAGATAGTGGTATGTGGCAGTGCTTTAAGACAGGAAGATCAGGAAACTTCACCAGACTCTATTCTGAGATAGAAGGTGTTCCTTACTTCAGGGCTCAACGAGATCTTATTATCAAGAACTTTGAATTCCTAGGTGAAGAGGTTCCCGAATTAGCTAGAACAGAGAACCAGCTAGAGCTAGACACAAGCAAACTCACCCCTATTACTCTGGGGTCAGCTTATTCAGAAGATAAAAAAATCCTAGATGCGTGGAGCTTTCTTTGGGGTAGGAAGCTCTTCAATACTGACCATGAAGAACCTGATGCCTTTTACTTGTGTACTGAGGGGAGGTTTAGAGATCGCATTATCATTCCATTCAAGAGTGATGAAGGAGTGGTTTATTATTTCCAAGGCAGAGCAATATATGATATGTCCCCCAAGTACTTGAACCCTTCTACGGAGATTGCCCCCAAGCCTTCGGATATCCTGTACCCCTACTCTGAGAACATGGATCACCTAGTTGTCTGTGAGGGGCCTCTAGATGCTCGTTCCTTGCAACTCCAGGGCGTAAACGCTACTGCTACCATTGGAAGCTCAATCAGCCGTAGACAAGCGGAGATCCTGTCTACCTTCAAGGGGAAGATTGTTCTAGGCTATGACAATGATGATGCTGGTCAACGGGGGATTGGCAAATTTGATAGAACTAGAAAAGAGTTGAGGATGGGGGGATTTGATGTGTGTCCTCCCCCTTCAGGGTTTAAAGACTGGAACGAGGCTCATGTGTCAGACGAAGATTTATTCCAATGGGTTATGGAAAAAACTACTTCCTACGATTTCGAGTATCAGATCAGTAATCAACTAAATTTTGATTAAAGGTCGGACAACTACTTTCACAAGCCATTAGCACTTGGGCAATATGAGATCCTATGGTAGTTGAAGTATCATAAGTGGCATTATAGGATCCTGGCAACTTTCCAATAACAACATTTGATGTTCGCTGACAGTTTGATTCTTCGTCAGTATTGAGAATCCATTTCCTACGAGTGTATCCAGTAGCACTAGTAGTGATAGTCCCAGACAAACCCAAACCACCAACAGCACTATCACTAAAGAGTTGTAGCCCTTGTTTAGTATAATTCCCACTACAATAGGAAGCTATTTCTTTTTCCTCCGTAACCTGAACTGAATAGTTAACATCTACATAACTATAAAGAACCTCAGGTGCGCCAGAGAGAACCCCATTAGATGGGGTAGGTGTAGTGTCGTAGACAAAGACCCGCTTAAACATCCCATTGATAACTTGCGTGTGGACATGCCAATCAGCAAATTCGCAGGAACTAGAATCTCCTGAGGCGTTCAGTCCTGTGGTCGGACTAATTTGTACGGGAGTTAGTTCACTAGGCATAATATTTTTCCTCTACCTTATCTAGGCTATCTCCTAGATGTTTTTTAAAAAATATTATCTAAATTTAAGTAATCGTGAAATAGAACGGAGGAGTTACATAGTTCTGGGTTAAATAAGAGTACTTAGCCACAATGAAATATGTCCCAGCCGCAGCTACCGCGCTAAGGGTATCAAAGTTATAAAGAATTGTGTTATCTGTCGTAACTGTAGCGGGTGTACCCTCGGCAATGACATTGGCCCATGGAGCCGAGTTTATAGCATCATCACTAACTTTTTTGATAGAAATTGTAGGGTTAGTAATTTGATAATCCTTCAAGATATTCTTGGTTTCTTCTGAAAGAGTACTATTTTGAACCGTAATATCGGTTGTAATCTTCATATCAATCTTTTCCCCATAACGAAGCTTCTTGTTCAGTAGTCTATTGCGAGTAGTAATCAGAAGCGGTTCTGTGATCGTAGTGAATGTATCGTTGTAGAGACTGAAGTTATTGATAAAGAGTTGGTATTCAGACTCCGCAGCAAGTTTTACAGTCCAAACATCAATATAATCCTGAACAGAGGAAGCACCATTGGCTACAGTAACTCCAGAATTAAAGGGATATCTAATATTGTAACCACCTGACAAATCGTTGTTACCGTCTAGAACAGCAACATAGTCTCCAACACCCACTCTGTAGATTCCACTTGCTTGGGGTCCTGGTACATAAGGAGGGAACCAATCTGTATCGCCTAATTTATTGCTTGTTACTCTTACTTTTTCCTCTGCGTCTAAAGACCACCCATCATGAATATCAGGAGCAGCACCACCAGAAATCCCAAAGTTCATTAATACTACGGAAGTAGAATCACTCTTGATTAACCCATCATCACCGTCAACTATAGAACCAGGGGAATCATTTGATAACTTAGTGAAGATAGTGCAAGCACTAACATCATAAGGATCAATGAATTGTCCATCATTGATAAATAGCGTTCTAATGGCTACTTTCCCGAGAACGCTCGGGCGGTTAAATCTATCAACTAGTGTCACTCCGTTTAATTGCATCTTGTTCTCTCTCTAGATCTTCTCTTAAAAGCTTCAAAAATATTGTCCGCTCTGTACGAGTCATGGTTTTTACATCGGAATATGTAAATCTAGCTCGTTTCACAAGTATATAGGCTTCTAGAAGAAGTGAATCAGTATCAATTACTTCATCTAGCTCACATCGAAAAAATTTGCGTCAATTGGCAGATCTACGACCGACACCCCTCCGCAGTCCTTACAGGCAAATTTAATCTTAGTGTCAACACCATATTCGGACTTTATGGAGTTTAAAATGGTTTTAACATCCTTTAGAGGAAGTTTATCCATCACTGCGGAAATAATGGACTTGTCAGTATGTCCTTCAATTTCTGTTACAAACCTCCATAATTGGTCTAGGGCTTGTTCTGTATCTAAGAAAAACTTTTCATCCTTTACTCTAGGTTGCCTAACTTTAATTTCTTTTTGTGCAATCGGTAGTACAAGAGTAATGGGGTCCTCAAAATCATCTGGGACTGGGTTAATATTAAGATCAGAAAGTTTAACCGTTGTAGGGTTCTCAGCTTTACATTCTTGACATAGAAGGAGGGTATTATAATCATCACCGTAGGAGATTTCTCTCAACTTCATAATTAAATAAAGTTTATCCATAGGAAGAAGATCCATTACTTTAACATTAGTAACACATCTTTGTAAAACTAAGTTCACAGGATCATCATTCTTTTTAGCTCCTACAATAGCTTTCTCATCCTCAAAGGTCATAGGACGAACTGTAATAGGCATATCTTCATCCTCTAAGGTGTATGCGCGACACTCAGAGGGGAGATCTACACTTATAGCGGTGTCGGTAGGCACCTCTTTGAGTAAATCATCAATAATTTTCTGCTTTGCAGCATCGGCATTAGGATTATTTGTTATCATATATAAACTCCATTAAAGGATTATCTAAACTATAATAGTGTGATGAAGATCCATATCGGTACATTAAATTCACACATTGAGACAGATAAT